CATGGGTGGATGTAAAGCGGTCAGTGAAGCGCAACGGCATCCAGTTTTATAACCTTACGATGGGAAAATACACAGTGGGTGTGGTGGCGTATGATGAAAGTTGCGATATTCATTATCACGGTGAAACGAAAGAAACTGCGTTGGACGGTCTGCGCAAGAAGAAGGAAAAACTGGATTCGGACAAACAACGCTGGGCTATGGAGGGCAGTGCCTTGCTGAATGCGAGCGAAGCCCATGACCGATGGGGATTCTGTTGGCCGGGTATGACAGAATTTGCCAATGCCATAGGCTTCGATGTTGACGGTTCATATAACCACCTTTCTGACCGACGTATTCTCGGTAAGTACCGCCGTGAACTTGAAATAGCAAAAATTATTAACTATTAACAAAATGACAATACTTCAATTATCAAAACATGCGCAGTCATACTATGACAGGCTTAAAGCCCCCAGCCTGGCGCAAGGGTGGGAAAAGTACGTTGCCACCGACGGAACTACATGCCTGTTCGTTAATTCAAACTACGAACCACAATCAGGCGAAGCTGTTTTCTTCCTTTCGACAAGAAACAGAAACACAATGTGCCAGTTGTATAAGATAAGTCAATCATAATCACAGAAATGGACAAAAGAAAATATCCACTTTTTATCATCGATACACAGCGGAGCCACGGGCGAGGCAGAGAAATAGACTATCTCGCCTGTACCTCTGCATCTACACCATTTGTCGCAGAGGTGACGATGATTAACGAAACGCAGTATGCAGAGAGTTATGACGCAAGCAACTACAAGGTCGTTTACTCTGACCCACAGAGAGGCATACGCATACGAATACGCATTGTCAGCATTGCCGATAATCACGACAAGGCAGAGGTGCGACAGTTGTTGCGCAGAGCATTGAAGGAGATACTTATTCGCAAGAATACCGTAGGGGTAGATATTGCAGATGTATCAAACGAAGCGGTTGTGAAAACGATGGAAATCCTGTTGCAACAAGTGTATGAAAACCTCAGAGAGGAACCAGGAGACACCCAACAGAAGATGTTGCGTGCGGTGTTTGAGAAGATAATTAACGAGTTTAACCAATAACGAAAGCGAATGAAGAAAATTAAAATTGTATTTTTTGCAGACGGAAAAATCTATTCTAAGGAGGTATCACTAAAAGATACTGAAACGTTCTTTTCTCCAGAAGTTGTGAAAGAGAAAAAGATAACAAAAGATTACAGAATAGCCATCGTGGAAAATTTCGGTGTGATTTTCTGTATTGACAAAAACGGTGCAGTTGAGGACAAAGGAACAGTTCTTGTGCTTAATGATGAGACAAACAAGCCAGAAGTATTCACACCTGCATCCATTACTGAGGTATAATCACCTTGCGAGCCTATCCCCGACAGTGTTTATTCATTGTTGGGGAACTTTTATTAACCAATACAGAAAAGAAATATGGAAGAAGTAAAAACAACAGATGTAGTGCAAGTCCCGAAATATCCGTTGAACTTGCGTATGACATTCAATAATCTTTCTGAAATTGTAGGCAGAGAGGTTAGATGGGAAGATATTACAGACCACAATTTGGAACTTCTATTCCTGAGATTAGAGGAGAAATATCGTGGCTCTACGCTTGTAACTATCTCTTATATGCTAAAGAACTTCTTGAAGCCGTATGAAGATATCATACCATCCAAGAACTACAGAAAGATATTTGTCGTAAACCTTGGTACAGGAGCGAATAATCTTGAATATCTATCACGAGACGAACTACACCGTATCTATCGTTATACACCAAAAAATGACACTGAGCGATATGTGCGTGTGATATTCTTGCTGATGGCTTTTACTGGTGCAAAGAAAGAAGATGTGTCAGGCTTTACCATTTATAACATCAATGATAAGGCTGGATATCTATTCTATACCAACGAGAAGAACGGCATAGATGTCTCTGTACCTTTACATCCTCTTGTTAAGGGATTGATAGCAGAGAAGGCACAGATAACAAACAAGCCGTCCTCAACCGCACAAAACAAAGCGTTGAAGAATATCTGTAAAGAAGTAAAGATAGCAGGAAACGCCTTTGATGGAAAAGAGAGGTTTGAGAAGGTAACATTTATTACCGCGCAGAAATCTTTTGCCACAGGCTTGTATGACCAAAATATCAAGGTCTCCGATATTCAGGATGTAATGGGACTAACATCAAGACGTATTACCATACGCTACATCATTGGCTATCGCATGGAGAAAAACAAATCTTTCCTCCCGACAGCCGTCAGACACTTGTAATTTGCCTTAGGTGCAGAGAAACTGTTATTCCTCTGCATCGCCGCCTAAAACATAATCAATAACCTTCCTGTTTGCTTCGTCAACCTTGCGTTGATTGAAGTCAACATACACACTCGTAATCTTAAATCCGTTTGAGTGACCGAGAGCTGCTGCGATAGTCTCCATAGGGATATCCAGGGATGCAGCAATCGTTGCCCAAGTATGACGTGCATAATATGTTGTGATATCTTTGCCAAATATCTTCAATATCTTGTTGGCTCTGCGCATCACATACATATAGTTGGAGTTTTCTCCATAAGAGAGGAGTTTTTTCTTTCCTCTATATCTGTTGATAATCTCCATCGCCTCAGGCTCTACCTTTACAGAATAGAGTCTACCCGTCTTACTTCTTCGGTATTCCAACCTGCCGTTTACTAACTGTTCAGGTGCCGCATTGAGAAGGTCAACGCTGTTTATGCCTATAAGATAGAACATAAGGACAAACAAATCCCTGTATTTGGATTGTGCGCTTGTCAGCTCCGTTTGCGAGATGATAAACCGTAGTTCTTCTATCGGAATGTTACGTTTTCTTGTCTCCTCAGAGGGGATGGAAAATTTGCGAAACGGGTAATTGTCCGTAAGGTCGTGTTTGATTGCCCAGTTCATTACAGAACGGATATTTCGCAGATGAATAGCCATAGAGTTGACCATCAGTTCATCATTACGCATAAAACGCACAAAATCTTCAAGCCACGTCACTGTTATATTCAATGAGGCGTGGCTATCAAAAGCATCAACCTTTCTCGATGTGGCTATATACATTTCTTTTGTACGTTTCGCCTTGCAACTTTCTGAGTACATCATTATATATTCTGACAGAGATTTGTCAAACGCTCCTTTGCCGAATACCTTATCCATGATAAGCCTGCGAAGTTCGTCGTGTGGCATCAGGGAGTTTTCAACGGCAATCTGCTCAATACGGTCAAGATATTCATTGAGTTTTATAGTCTTTGCCTTGTGATTACTCTCTGTGCGAGGGAACACACCGTCAGAGAAAACAGACTTGGTAAACAGACCAGTGTGTATGTAGAGCCTCTGAGGAGGTCGTGACACACAGACATATATAGGCATTGAGCCATCAGCACGTTTGCGTTGTTGATTTATAAACTGATATATTCTCATGTTTACACAATGTTTACAATTTGAGTACCTTTAAGTACCTTTAAGTGCCATTTCTTGCTCCAAAACAAAAAACGCAAGACCTACAACAACCCATTGTAAAGCCTTACGTTTCGTGTTTCTGTCGGGATGACCAGACTCGAACTGGCGACCACACGCCCCCCAGATATTATTCAAACGAATTGTAAGGCTTTAAGGTTTAGATAGATACGTTCTTTTGCTTTGGCGAAGTTTACGAAATGTTTACAAATCGTGTGATTTTAACACTTTTTCAATATTCTCGACACAGCTTTCAAGCTCTTCTATTCGCCTTACTGCTTGTGCGAGAATTTCTGTTGTTTTTCTTCCTGCCTCTAATAGGAAAGATAAATCTAAATCCGATGTCATTTCTTATTTATATTTTTAAGGGTTTCAAGTAAAGATGATATTTGTTCGTCTTTCTTTTCTATTTGTGCATTAAGTGCGACGATATGTGTTTTCAGCATATCAATGTACTCTTGTGTTATTTTATCCGTCTTAATGTTCGGTTCTGCCATTGGCGAGGAAAACATTTCTCCTTCGCCACTAAATAACCATGCCCTGCTGAGTTCGGGGTAAAGAGAAAGCACACATTCAAGTACTTTGTCGCTTGGTCTCTGTATATTTCTCAGATAGCCGTTTGAAACATTTATTTTCTTTTCAAAACGTGCTGCTGGTATTCCGAGATGATTAATAAACATCAATAATCTGTCTTTCGTTGAATTATCCATAATATCGGAGGGTGTTAGGTGTTTATACTAATCTACCGTAGAAAGTGACACGGTATAGCTGTTTTATATCCTCTTTGCGAATAGAGAATGGTTTGTAATTATATGATGTACATATCAAACTGTCGGCATCGTTATCATCTACTTGCAGATGCTTAATCATTCTATCGTAGGTGGTAATGATGAGGTATATTTTGTCAGGGTCTATGTATTGATTGCGCTCTACTTCATCCACCACGATGATATCGCCAGCCTTTATCACTGGCTCCATAGAGCATCCAACTACAGGGAAAGCATATTTGCCGTGCACACCGTCAATCTCTATTCTGCCTACTGGCTTTTCATTAGCTATTACGGTTGCGAGGTCATACTGCCCTGCGCTTACCTGAACATCTTTATAATAAGGTATTCCTCTATCAGATAGATGTGCTACGGGTTGCGTAGTGGGGTAGAAATAAGACATCGGGAGTCCGAGGGCGGTGCTTAGTTCTTCTACAAGCCCCGTCTTAATGTCTTGGGCATCTAATTTCTGACTAAATGATTGCTGGCTGAGATTTAACAGCTTTGCAATTTCTGTTAGTGACTTTCCAGTTTTCTGGAGTTGCATTTTAAGTACTTCGCCTGTCATACAATAAAAGTATTGTTAATATATATTAAAACTACAACATTACTATTGTAGGTTACAATAAAAATACTTATCTTTGCAAAAGATTAAGTGACTTATCTCTTGCATATCTTTCATCATCATTTTGCAAAGTTAGTTATTTTTTCTCATACCGCCAAACGCAAGGCGGTTTTGCAGACTTATTTATTGATACGACATACGATTGAGGGTAGGCTCTCAATTCTGAAAGGCTTTAACTTAGGGTAACACCTTTGTTTGAGCCTTTTTATTGTTTAACCGCAAAACATAAAATCATTATGAAAGTACAAGACAACAAAATTCGCATCTCAGGCTTAGATGCCAAGATGATTGCCTCCTCTTTGAGGGGTTATGCCGATGATATTTACAACGGTAAGGAATGTGAGAATTGCAAGGATGTGGAAATAGAGGTATGTAACGGACGTGTATATGTTGACTGCTCTATAACATATCTGACAAGCCGAGATATAGACGAGATAGATATTGAGCGTGTTGATGCAATGATTTACGACCCTGTATATGACGCTCTATCAGGTAATGAGATAGCAGCAGAGGATTATGACACAATAAAGAAAGAGCTGTTATGAAAAAGAAGAGAAAGATATCATTCCTCAACGAGGATAGCGGAAAACATATTGTTATGGAGTGCGTAGGAAATATATTCCAGGCATTAATGTTAGCAGTTGCAAGCGGTACGCATATAAGTCATGTTACAATAAAACAATACTAAATTCATATAACTATGGACATTAAAACCAAATTCAGCATTGGTGATGTTATCTACACAGTAGATACAGACACCTTAAAGATTGTCAGCGCACCGATAGATATAATATCTATTACGGTGATAAAAAGTGACGAAAAGCCTACCATAATGTACGGCTTAAAAACAGGAAAGTTCAAGTCTGTAACAGAAGATAAATGCTTCTCGTCTGCAGAAGAGCTGATGCGACATCTGACGCAGAAATAACCCGGTGTGCGCCACCGCTGAAATATGGCGGTACGGTCGAACCGAGGCGCACACACCAAGAAAGAATACAGAGAGAAAGAGACGTTCTTTGACTTATTTACATTAATAGCGATAACAGAATTAGATAACGTGGGTATAACCCACATAGTGACTAATACAACGTAAGCGAGAGAAAGGGATGCGGCAACAGCTGCAAAATCGGTAAGACAGCTTGCTTACGGCAATACCCCACTGGTGCAACAGGCAGCATAAGCCGTCAAGTGTCCTCATAGACAGACTGACGGAGGACGTGAGTTCGAGTCTCACGTGGGGAGCACTCTGTTGTTTAACTTTTAATGAATCAAGATTATGGCAGAAAAGAAAATGAATGCCCATGTATGTCTCAATGAGATACAGGGCAAGTTAAATGCTCCGAAGGGGCAGTTTAACAGTTACGGCAAGTATAAATACCGCTCTTGCGAGGACATCCTTGCGGCGGCTAAGCCGTTATTAAAGGAGTTTAATTGCTCTCTCCTTATTACTGACGATGTGCAGTTGATAGGCACACGCTTTTATATCAAAGCGACAGCGACACTGACAACGGCTGACGGAGACTCTATTTCTACAACGGCTTTTGCACGAGAGGAAGAAGCAAAGAAAGGTATGGATGCGTCACAAGTGACAGGTGCAGCAAGTAGTTACGCTCGCAAATATGCTCTCAATGGTCTGTTTGCGATAGACGACACAAAGGATGTTGATACCCTTAACAATAACGCAGCATACACTCAGCCAGTAGTAGATAACACTGCAAGACTGAAAGAAGCCCTTGCTAAGGTAGCGTCCGCTACAACCGCTGACGCAGTAAAGAACATCTACAAAGAATATGCTGACATCAAAGGTGTCAAAGCGTTTTATAATGCCGTAGTATCACGAGGCAAGGAATTATCTAAACCATCTGTAGCATGATAGAACTAAAAGACATAACTCAGAGTATTCTCTTTGATGATGTCGCTCATACTTATACTCGCCTGTCAGATGGAAAAGTCCTGTGCGGTGTTACTACATTGCTCCGTAATATGGGACTTTCCGCTGACTATGGCGGTATAGATGAGACGGTGCTACAACGTGCTGCAGAACGTGGCAAGTTGATACACGCACTCTGTAACAAGACAGATATCGTCAATGAGGAACTGACAGACTTTGATGTGATAGATATGTATAACTCTCTCAAGGAGCAGGGGCATATTTCTATTCTCGAAGATGAGACAGGTATGTATGAGGCTAACGAGTATCTTCGCTTGCGTAAGGAACAAGGATTGATACCTGTCGCATACGAATATCTTATATCGGATGGAGAGAACATCGCATCGTGTATTGACGAGGTATATACCACAGAGCTGTTACAAAAAGAGAATGCAGTAATACTCGGAGATATAAAATCAACGAGCACTATACACCATTTACCTTTGAATTGGCAACTGAGTATATACAAGTATCTGTTTGGATTGCAGAATCCGGGCATTAAAGTCGCTGGCATTATCGGTATCTGGCTACCTAAGCGACAATATGGAGAAGCCAAGATATTTGATGCTGAGGAGATAGCAGTAAATGATGTGATACGACTGATACAATGCTTCGCAAACGGAGAAGAGTTCAATCCTATCGCTCCTAAGCAAGACAATCTTCTCGCTCCGATACAAGACCTCGCTGATATATTACGCAAGATAGACGTACTGAAAAAGCGAGAAACAGAGATACGAGAGCAGATGGCACAATGGATGGCAGAGAACAATGTGCCTATCATAGAGCATGATGGAGTCTCTGTAATGTATGTCCCAGGAACTTTATCAAAGCGTTTTGATAGCCGGTCATTCAAAGCAGACCATAAAGACCTTTACGAGCAATACTGTAAGGAAACTCTGGTAAAAGAAAGTATAAGAGTTAAAATCAAGTAATTACAAAAAACTATGGAAGTAGAAGGAAAAGTTATCCAGTCGCTACCTATACAAGAAGGTGGAAGCGGAGAAAAGTCATGGAAGAAGGGCGGTTTTGTTATTGAGACCTTCGGTAAATATCCGTCAACGATAGCGTTTGATGTGTTTGGCGATGAAAAGATAAACGACATCCCCAACATTCTCGGTATGGTTGTTAAGGTGTCTTTTGATGTCAAGAGCCACGAGTATAACGGCAAGTGGTTTCATAACGTAACCGCTTACAAAGTGGATATTGCAGGAGATAGAGAAAGACAGCAACCTACTGGACTTATCTCAAGACCAACGAGCGCACAGCCTGCGCAAGTTGCACAGACAACGCAGGCAGCTCCACAGGAAAATGAAGATCCACTGCCGTTTTAATAAATCTTGATTATCGGAGCTGTCTGTTACAATGACAGGCAGTTCCTTTTCTTCTTAAATATCCAAACCGATGAAATTAAATGTATTGTACCGCAACGGAGTGTTAGCGCCTTGTTACAACGAGGATTATGAGAAAGCCAAGAGCCTCCCACAGAATACACCTCTGAGCGCAAGTTTTCAGACATATAGAAATCCTGACTTCAACAGGAAATACCACGCACTGATAAATCGTGCCTGGGAAGTGATGAATGAACAACAGACATCTTTCTTCGGTGCGAGAGGCAAGGAGGCTTTCAGGAAATCTATGCAAGTGACGGCAGGGTTTTATGACCCAGTGTATAACTTCTCGACAAAACAGTGGCAACAAGTTCCACGCTCTACATCCTTTGAGAACATGGAGGAAGATGAGTTTAACGAGTTGTATAACGGGGTGTATGATGCTATCAGGGCATTGTTCACTAATAGCAGTATGACAGAAGATGAATTTGATGCGGTATTTTGTGATTTTTGACTATGAGAACAGCAAAGGTAATACCAATAAAGAGCGAGTTTATATCCAATGCTAAGGCACAGGAATATCTCGGTGTAAACGCAACGTTTTTCAAACGCTTGCGAATGAATGCTCAGATACACTATTATCGTGTAGGTAGAACGGTGTTCTACAAAGTCAAAGACATCAATGATTTGATAGAAAAGAATAAAATACTTTGACTATGGGAAAGAAATTCACGTTTTATCGCAGATGGTGGGATTATCTCTCTGAGTTTGACGATGATATAAAGCTTGCATCATACGATGCTGTCTTTGCCTATATCTTTGAACACACAGAACCCGATAACGGTATTGTGAAAGCAATAACAAAACCAATCTTCTCTGAGATTGATAAGGAAGAAGAAAAGACGGAGGCACTAAGACAGAAGCGTAGCGAAGCAGGGAAAAAGCATAAGGGAAATCAACATACAAAGACTAAAAACGATAAAAAATGGAACAAGTGTTCCAAAAATGGAACAAGTGTTCCAAAAATGGAACAAAATGGAACAAGTGTTCCAAATTTAGAGAAAAAAGAAACAACAAATACGAAAGATAGTATAGAAAATTGGAACAAGTGTTCCAAAAATGGAACAAGTGTTCCAAAAACAAACGAAAGTGAAGAAAAAAATAAAACAAAAAAAGAAGAAATCCCCCCACACCCCCCTATAGAAGAAAAAAATAAAACAAAAAAAGAAGAAACAAACTATAATGCGTGCGAGAAAAAAAAATCGGACAGAGAAAAAAATGAGAAATCTCTTAGAGAAAGGCAAGCCGCTTTTGCATCAGCCGTCCAGGCGCACGCAGAGAACTATGACGAAGCAATGCTCAGGGATTTTATAGACTACTGGACTGAGCCAAATAAGTCTTACTCTAAGATGCGCTTTGAACAGGAACGGACGTGGGAACTGAAACGCAGGCTTGACTATTGGGAAAGAAGAAGTAAACAATTCAAACGTATAAGCTATGGCACCACAAACAGTAACGGATATATTGCACCAGAGTTACGTGCAACCCAAGAGCGAAGAGAACAAGAAGAACGTCTTGCAGTGCGTATCAGGCAACTTGCAGAGGAAGATGGAGGCGGTATGTAGGCGATACGGAAACCGTGAGAAGTTTCTACATCAGATGTCGCCCGTCTATCAGACCTATGCAGCACAGAACCCTGACAAGGCTTTCTTCGGTGACGCTCCCACACTGACGGTTATCAATGCCACCTATGGCAAGAATACTGCAGTGATGTGGTTGATACCGCAGCTCAACAACGTGTCACGCTTCTGTGGGTGCAAAGAGAGGCTGACGGATGAAGTGACAGAGGAACTGGCAAGGAGCATAGCCGCTGAATACTACTACCTCAAAACGTCTGAACTGATGTTATTCCTCCAACGGTTTAAGATGGGACACTATGGACGTTTTTACGGAGCAGTTGACCCTCTTGTTATCACCACCGCACTGCAAGACTTCCTCGCTGACAGACGCACAGCCTATGCCAAGCACCAGCAAGAGGAAGAGCGCAAGCAGCGTGAGGCGTGGGAGAAGGAGGAGAGAATGACTTACGAGGAATACAGGCGGTTCAAAGCAAAGAGGAATGAATAAAAAGAAGATACCCAAACAGATAGTCAGATGTCGTGACTGCAAGCACGCTTACCTCATGCGGAGCAGACCTGAGAACCCGGTCGTTGCGCTATGCACTGCGCAGGGCAATACTTTCAACCACCACGGCAGACGTGAGGTGGCAAGCTGCAAGAGGCTATGCGAGAGTTTTGTTCGCAGGGTTTGTCCAGAGGTTGTCAACCCGATGATATGGATTGTATAATTTAACCAAAAACAAATAACGCTATGAAAATTATTGTTATCGGAATATTTGCAGGTATAGGGATAGTATATTCCGCAACCAAAATCGCACAGGCTGTCCTGTGGGTAATGAAATACAAGAACACGATAGAGGCTTACGCCGAGTTGTTAAAGGCTAAAAAGGAGGACTGACTTATGGACTACAAGAACACTAACCAACACAAAGAGATATGCTGAACTTTAACCGAACAACCGCCCTTGTTATGGGCATCTTAGGACTGACAGGCATAGTGGCAGGCATAGCCACCAAAACACCGCGCAACATAGTGATAGGCGTTGTCTGCGTACTGCTGATGCTGATGTGCGTACATACCGACAGAATTAAGAATGAATAAAGAAATCAGAAAACTAATAGACATACGAGCAAACACAGTCAGTGAGTGCTTTACCTGTACTAAGGACTGTAAGGATTGCTCAGTATGCGTATGGAGGAAATTAAAATAAAAATTAAAGGAGGAATAGAGTTATGAAAAAATATGAACTTATCCCCTCGGACAAGAAGGGATTATACCAAATAAAAGCAATATGTGACTTTGGTAACATCAAAACAGGCGATATAGGCGGTTACATCGAGAGCGAGGGGAACCTAAGCCACGACGGTAACGCTTGGGTGTACGGTAACGCTAAGGTGTACGGTAACGCTGAGGTGTACGGTAACGCTGAGGTGTGCGGTAACGCTGAGGTGTGCGGTAACGCTAAGGTGTGCGGTAACGCTAAGGTGTGCGGTAACGCTATAGTGTACGGTAACGCTAAGGTGTGCGGTAACGCTAAGGTGTACGGTAACGCTGAGGTGTACGGTAACGCTGAGGTGTACGGTAACGCTTGGGTGTGCGGTGACGCTTGGGTGTACGGTAACGCTAAGGTGTACGGTGACGCTGAGGTGTACGGTAACGCTGAGGTGTACGGTAACGCTGAGGTGTGCGGTAACGCTAAGGTGTGCGGTAACGCTTGGGTGTGCGGTGACGCTGAGGTGTGCGGTAACGCTGATTATATAGTTTTCAAAAATTGGTGGAGCAGCGGCCGATACTTCACGTGGACCCGCTCTAACAACAAGTGGGCTGTAGGTTGTTTTTACGGCACAGGTGAGGAACTGATAGCCAAGGCATACGAAGACAGCGAGAAGTCGGGGTGTGAATATGAGCGTATAGTCAGGTATGTGGAAGAAATCCTAAAGGGAACCATAAATGAAAAGAATGAATAAAGAAAATAACGAACTTGATATTAAAGCGACATGACCGATTTAAGCAAGAGTTAGACAGTTTGATTACAGAGTATTCAGACTTATCATACAAAGAACTTTCAGATGCTTTAGAATATTATGCAAACATATATCGCTGAAAGGCATTAAAGGAGGAATATACTTATGAAAGCAAGAATAAGAAAAACAGGTGAAATAGTAGATGTAATTTGTTATGGCGGAAGTCCTTATAGTAGGAATAGTGTACTTGACTATGTGAATTATATTGATTCACAAGGTGTTGAGCATACAGAACCTAATCATTTAAATTACTATTGGGATTTTGAGTTAGTTGAGAACAAGGAAAACAATGATTGGGATGCTCTTAGGAGTCAGGCAGCAATAGCAGCTATGCAAGGAGTTATGAACTTCTTTGGTTCTATTGACTACAACAAAGAAACTATTGCTAAACTTGCAGTAGAGCAAGCAGATGCACTTATTGAAGAACTTAAAAAAGCCTACATTGAAAATGAGAAGAATAAACATTAACAATCCCGAAGAACTCAAAAAGTTCAAGATGGAAACAAGTGGCTTTGTGTCAACTTATGGTTTCCCATACAGACTTGATGACCTTACGGAAAAGGGTGCTAACTATACCGTGTTCTGTCCTCTCAGATGGAAATCGATATTCTTACCAGCAAGGTTACGAAAGTTGTTGCGGGAAGATGTTGATGCTGATGTGATTAAGGTTGAGTACATAAACTTTGTTAAGGAGGAAATTGAAGATAAGGAGAAATAACTATGGAGAAGATAAAACTATACCTTGACCAGCTGGATAACGGCTGGGTTTTACAGGACGAGACAGACACACAGAATAGCACAACAGAGATTGTGGAAGATGAGAACATACGCTATAAGTTAGGTTCGACAATCATGGACTATATAAGAAGTGCAATGGATGAAGTTGCAAGTAACGGATGCGAGATAGAACTGACAGTAAGTGCTGTACCGTCAAGGCTGATTAAGACGGAACAAGTTAAAATAAAAAGTGAAATTATAGAAGTACAAAATTATGATTGATATTGAAAAGTTTATTTGCTCATTGTTGGCAGACCATCCAGAAGGTGTTGCAGTTAGAAAAGATATACATAAAGCACTCAAGGAACAAGGACTTGAATATAAAGACGGAAAGATAGTGCCGATTGAGGATAAAACCGAGCTCAAAGAGAGTGAGGATGAGAGTGAGGATGAGAAGATAAGGAAAGAGATAATAACCTATCTATCTACGGTTGATGATAAAGAGCTTATTCCTTATGAAAGTTGGATTGCTTGGCTTAACTCTCTTAAAGACAAAGTCCAATCAAAGCAGGACGAACACGATATTACAGAACCAAAGTTCAAGGTTGGAGATTGGGTAATCTTTAACAATAATAATAACAAAGATAGTATATATAGAATTGAAAAGGCTGAAAATTACCAATACACTCTTAGACATATCTTAGGTGGCTCAATGCCTTTGTCGTGCTGCAGTGAGAATATGCTTAGACTTTGGACTGCTGGTGATGCCAAGGAAGGTGATGTGCTTGCGGCATCTGATAATTCTATTTTCATTTATGCGAAAACAATAGACACAGGGTGTGTGCCTTATATTGTATTAACAGCCGACGGTATAATAAAGAAAAACAGAGATTTATTAGCCGCATGGGAATCTGTAATGGGTGTTCGTCCTGCAACCAAAGAGCAGCGTAACCTGCTATTCCAAAAGATGAGGGAAGCAGGGTATACATGGGATAACCAATAAGAAGAATATAACCCTACGTGGCGGTGTTTATTGCAACACGCTCCTCCCCTATCTGTTACCAATCACAAAGCCATTTTATCACAGGCAGCGTGTACGGGACACCGCCACAAGGGTATTTATTATTAATTAAATAATTTTCATGAACATGGAAAGAATAAGCACAAATTTACACTCTCATAAATTATCAAGGAACTATGAAGTATATTGATTCAGATAAACTGATTGCCGAGATAAACAAAAGGCTGATGGACGTAAATCTTGAAGAGTTGCACAACTTTGGGGCGCACAGGGTTTGGGCCTATAATGATGTCAAGTCCATTATCGACCAAATGCAGCAGGAAGAACCGACACCTCCGGGCATCGAAGAGGAAAGTCAGAGGAAAGGCTGGCTCGACTACGGACTGATGATGAGCGAGATTGGTTTGCACCGCTACAATGCGATACACCGCATCAAGGAGCACAAGGAGCAGTTCAATCCGCAGGCTGTCCCCGACCTCTATCACGTCGCAGAATACTATAAGGCTGTAGGTGCGGAGCTGACATGCTGCTGCCTACAGGCATACGGCGAAGACTTTATCTTCACGCAGGACGAAGTAAAGGAAATCATCGAAAAGGAGGGCAAGCAATGAACAAGACATTTGAACAGGAATGCAAGGAGGGTCGCTTCGCCTTCAACTTATTATTAATAAAAATATAAACTAACAAAACTAAGATTATGTACAAAGACTTATTAAACAAGAAAGTATTGGTACGCTCTTACGATGCAGGAGTGTACTTCGGAACACTTACCAAAGTAGAAGGTGAGACAGTAAGAATGGAGAATGTGCGTAATATCTGGCATTGGATTGGTGCCAGCTGTCTTTCTCAGATTGTTAACGATGGTATCAAAGGCGACAAGGTATCACCTATTGTCAGCAACATGGTGCTGAATGGAGTATGTCAGATATTGCCACTATCTGACAAAGCTATAAAAAACTTAGAAGCACAACCTATATGGAAGATTTAAGTAAAAGAATAGAACAGTTCCTTGGTGTCAGCTCAGGCTATGGCGATGGCGATGGCGATGGCAATGGCTATGGCTATGGCTCAGGCTCAGGCTCAGGCTCAGGCTCAGGCTCAGGCTATGGCGATGGCAATGGCGATGGCAATGGCAATGGCAATGGCGATGGCAATGGCTATGGCTATGGCTCAGGCTCAGGCTCAGGCTCAGGCTCAGGCAATGGCGATGGCAATGGCGATGGCAATGGCAATGGCGATGGCAATGGCGATGGCATAACAGAGGTTAATGGAATGGAAGTGCGGAAGGTAGATAACATACCGACTATCATCACGAACATACATGGTAATATCGCTGAGGGGTACACGTTACAGCGTAATGTCATCCTTGTGCCTTGCTATATCGCCAAGGTGGATAACTGCTTCGCTCACGGTGAGACTGCACATGAAGCCCTGCGTGATGCCGCTGGTAAGGCTCTGCAGAACAAGCCTATTGAGGATAGGGTTGCAGATGTAGTCAAGCAGTACCCAGACCCAGATAAGCCGATACCACACAAGGAATTGTATAGCCTGCACAACATACTCACAGGTAGTTGTGAGTTCGGCAGGAGAGAGTTCGCTAATGCGCATGGTCTTGACCCAGAAAACGGGGAGATGACAATGCGTGAGTTTATCAACTTGACTATTGATGCCTATGGTGGTGATGCAATCAAACAATTGTTGCACGCATATACTACAACATTCTAAGTAAACAAGGGCGAGGGTGGCACACCCCATCCTTGCCCACACAAGAAATGAGCAATGAAAAGAATAAAGATAGATACAATTAATTTATTAAACTATGAAGATAAAAGAAGCATGGGGCATCATCGCAGGGTTTAGCATAGAACTTGTGGAGCAGTATTCGGTCAAAGAATACGACCGATGGCGAGACGCTGTTCAGACTATGCAGAAGTTCTTGCAACCGATATTAGACGAACCGGAAGCGGACGTTGTTACCACATACGATGATAAGAGCGGAGAGTGGAACGTAGAGCTGACAACGACAAGTCTTAGGTTCAACGGTCGCTATCCGCATACAACACGAGTTAAAGCGAATTGAACGAATTATTTTCGCGGGCATCATTCCCGCATAGTATTAACAAACAAAATTAAAGGAACTATGAAACAAAGAACGATTTTTGGCCTATTGGCCGCAGTGATTGTAACATTGTCAATGACATCGTGCCACATGGCATCACCCGACGCAGACGAGGAAGCCGTGCTAATTAAAAAGCCGTGGTTCTTCGGACATGGCGGTGTGGACGATGACGCAGTGGAAAGCGGACTGACGTGGTGTGTATGGAGTACGTCGGTGGAGTATTTCAAGACGGTGCCTGTGCGCTACGATGAATCATTTGACGACATCTTCAGCAACGACAACACACCGTTGGACTTCAACACCTACATCAACATTCAGATTGAGAAAGGCAAGTCGCCAATACTGATGAAGAACTATGGTACGGACTGGTATAAGAACAATATCCAAGTGTTCTACCGCAACAAGACACGCGAGCAGGTCAGCCGATACTCGCCTTTTGACCTGATAAGCAACCGCGAGATACTGAAACGCATCGACTCGACCATCATCGCCGACGTTAAGAAGTACGTTGAAAAACTGAGCCACGACAAGGAGTTCCCTATCATCATTTGTAGCGTGACAACGGGCGCGGCTCATCCGAACCAAGACCAGATGGCAGAGATGAATCAGACCGCAGCCGCTATCCAGGCAGCACAGACGCAACAGCGCAAGAAGGAGATGGAGCAGCAGCGCGAGGCGGCAGAACGTCAGCGAGCCATTGCCGACAAAGCGTACATGAACGAAATGAACCTCACGCCGTCGCAATTCATCCAACTGCGTGCGTGGGACATCATCGACAAGAAGCAAGGAGCTAACGTTGATGTGCTCTTCAACGGCTCTGCTGATGCAATATGGAACATTCGCCGATAATCGGCAACAATCGGAGAGTGAGGAGTAATTCTTTACTTAAAATTAGGACACAAGTAAGATGATTTTTTCAAGGTCGTTTTTAATAGTATATTTTTGATGCACTTTTACCCACAGCGGTGGGCAACAAAACTTCAAATTATTAATTGTGTTTTAATAGTATTAAGTTTAAGGTTTTGAATGTTTATGCCTATCTGTGAGAGACAGGCTAACACTCCCCTCAGCGGAGGGGATTATGTGAGGGTTGTCACGGCATCTGGTTAGCGTGACAGAGCAAACAAACAGTGTCGGATTTTTCAATAGGTATTCAGCGTGTCAACGGCACTGAGATATAGGCTCCTGAGAAACAAGTGGGGTCCGAATCCTCACCCTCACACTCAAACATGACAGTTCATATCATTTGATTTTATGTTCGTACTACTGTCGGTTCGTGAGAATAGGCAGTAATTGGGCAGAAAGGCGCGACGGCAGCGCAGGGGGACACACCAAACCATGCTTCACCCCTCTACCACTCTGAAAGCGGTTCGACTCCGCAGATGCCCACTACTGATAACAAACCCATATTGATTGTGCGCTCACTGGTTCGTGAGAATAGGTGAGCTTTTTTAAGACAAAAAATTAACACGAAAATAAGTTCCGTGGGTGGCTCTAACCGTAAGGATGAGCAGTGCAGTCCAAAGCACTATAGGATACCCATATTTTTTTGACAACAAACTAAAAACAAGATATATGAACGACAAATACCAACTATTCTCTAATGGCATGGAGTTTATGCAATGGCAATCAAGAAACTGTGAGCAATGCGTAAAAGCCGTGTTCTACAACGAGAAAAAAGACTTCTACCCTAAGTACCGATGCAAGATACAAGAGCATATAGAAATGGCTGCAATCGGTGACGGAACAGGCAATAAGCGTGACTATGATGCGACACATTCTTGTGACTGCCCACATAAACGTACTAAGCGATGGAAGAAATCGACACAGAAAGAAATTAATCAACTATGTATATTATTTTGAGATATGAGAACAATATTTAAGACTAAGCTCGATGTCTGTGACTTTCAGACGATAAAGCTCCCACAGGGCTTTAGTATATTGCATATAGGAATGCAATGCGGACAGCCTTGTATCTGGTACGAATGCGACAGTGACATGCCTTTGGTAAGCCTTGACATATACTGCTTTGGTACAGGCTTCCGCATGGATGCTTTGCCACCGATGACATATATTGGTACGGTCAATCAGAATGATGATTTTATTTGGCATTTCTACCGTGCGTAGATAGAAAACAAATGTATAACAAAAACATTATTCACATTGAGGGCAGCGAGTTCTGGGGTAGATACATCTACCTCACTGCTGCACAAGGCTTCGCACTCGTCAAGCTGATATTTGACAACAGATGTGGCAAAGGAGTGTGCGAGATTGGAGAGGTAAACACACACCCTTGTAAGCAACGACAAGGCTATGCCACTATGCTGATGCAAGAGGCTGAACGCATAGCAAAGGAAAACGGTTGTACCGTCATACAACTATGGACTAAGAAAGACAGTTGGATGCAAGAGTGGTATGAGCGTATGGGGTACAAAGTACAGGTTTTTATGACACCTCCGTCAGATGATACAGTATGGTTGTGTAAAGGGTTAACTAAATAGGCTATGTAACTTTGCAAATTTATCAAGAATTAGCAAGAATTATAAAGAATAAGGAACTATGACATATAATGCCTAAGATGTGTCTAAGATATGTCTAAGAAAGGAAAGGAGAATAAGATATGAAACTTGAAGATTTTTTATTTCTTATACAAGATGAAGATGCAAGAATAGAACTTGAAATTGATGATAAAGAAGATTATCAATATCATCATTTTTGGCTCAGTGATTTTCGCGCAAATTCTAACGTTGCTAAATGTTATAGAGATTATGATGTAAGTAGCTTTAGCTTTTACCCAGAAAAAGACACACACGCTGATATAGGCATATATATTAAACAATAAGATATGGCACAAGAAGAAAAATTAAAAGAAGAAGCAGTAGCAATTCCCAAAGCACTGTATGACAGACTGAACTATTTAGGGCTGATACCTAATGATGTAAGAAACCACAATGTCGGTGAGAGCGACTATTCACAGTACACCATTCAAGCGTGGAGTGTGTGGCTTGATTGGAATCTTAACCCTTGGGATGCAGACATCGTAAAGCGCATACAGCGTAAGAAATCAACCGACCCACGAAAAAAGGACTACGAAAAGATAATACACATCTGTCAAGAACGCATAAGACAGATAGACTTAAACGGACAATAAACACAATGACAATAAAGACTAATCTCACAGGGACAGTAACAACAGAGCAGCTGAACAACGCACTGCCGTATATCTCAGCAATCGTTAAGCAAGTAATGGGAGTGGCTAACAATATAGTGTATGTGTCTATGACCGATGCACTATACAACATCAAGCAACACCCACGATACAAGCAGAACATCAAGCAGGCGTTCAACAAGGCAGAAGAAGCGTGGAACACCTACGAAAAAGAACTGCTTAACCCAGTCGGCATAAGGTACTTTCACGTTGAGGATATGCCGCCAGAGGTGCGCAAAAAATACGGTGACATCAGCGACCGTGACTATTACGAATTTTGGCAAAATATAGGCTGGTCTGTCTTTGCCAAGAACAGAGCGTTCTTCACGATGATGGATAACAAGTTTAAGTTGTCACTTGAAAAGCACGGTGTGCCACACGCTGACCTCTTGTGCAGGGCAATGACAACGGAGCAATTACTTAACATCGCCTGCACTCGATACCACGATGCAACAAAGGTCGTGCACAAGGAGACAGGACTGCCGTATGATGCACTTGACACTCTGTTCGGTTGTTTCAACCTCAAACGCCTGCACGAGCGATGGGCTAAGGCTATGACGCTGATTGTGCCTAACTTTCCGCTTGGCGAGGTAGAGGATAAGAACCTGCGTATGTCCGTTGAGCAGTTGTATGAGATTATCGCTGACATACCAGAGATGTATGAGGGTATAGGCAAGTCAACAGAGGACTACCAAGAGGTGTTCCGTACCAAAGGAGAATGGAAAAAAGCAATGAGAGAGATAGAGGAAGAAATGAATGTATTACAGACTAAATAACAGATATGATGACAAATTATGATAAAGAACGTCTCGCCATATTAGAGTATGAGCGTGACAATGCGACTAAGCATAAATGCCCAAGAGTGGCAGCGGCAAGACAAAGGGAGATAGACAAAATAATGAAGAGATATGGAAATGCAGACGTTTAATGTAGGCGACAAGGAGTGCGTGGCACTTGTGAGGAAACTGACACCTCGTGAATGTTTCCGTCTTATGGGCGTATCTGACACCGATATAGATAAGATACAAGATGCAGATGTCAGCGTGTCGGCACAATACAAACTCGCTGGTAACAGTATCGTGGTTGACGTGCTTTACCACATCTTCCGTAAGGCTTTCGTCAATCGTGGCAATGACACAAGGCAGATGACTATCTTTGATGCTTGTGCAGAACAAAACGAGATGGAGTACACACACGGCAATCCGCTACGAGTTGTAACGCTTTGCTCTGGGTATGACAGTCAGTGCCTGGCACTTGAAAGATTAAAAGCGGACTACCCACCGTTTGATTATGAGCTGATAGCGTGGAGTGAGATAGAACCTGCCGCCTGTAAGGCACACGATGCACTGTTTCCTCAGTGGGCAGACAGAAACCTTGGCGATATGACGAAGATTGACTGGAACAACGTACCCGATTTTAACCTTCTGTTTTACAGTATTCCTTGCACGGATATTTCTCAAAGCGGAAAACAAGCAGGCTTTACTGAGGGTAGCGGCACTCGCAGCTCTATCATCTGGAATGTGCGTGATGCGCTGATGATTAAGAAACCTAAATACGCTTGTCTGGAGAACGTGGCGGCAATGGTAAGTCAGAAATTCCTTCCGATGTTCAACCTTTGGCAGAACGAGGTAATGCGGTTAGGTTATACCAACTTCGCAAAGCTGCTCAACGCAAAGGACTACGGAGTACCGCAGAACAGAGAACGTATATTCCTGTGGTCTGTGCTCAACGAGGGCAAGGACGTGAACTATTACTTTCCGCAGCCGATACCGTTGACTAAGACGCTGAAAGACATCCTTGAAGATGAGGTTGACACACGTTTCTATCTCAATCCTGGGAGGGTGCAGGAGTTTGTTCGTGACAACATAGACAAGGTTACACAATATGCTAACGATGGTATTGGCGAGATAGAGCCGATGCCCAATAGGCTGAGGGAATGGGTAGAGAATTATGAGAAGAAATGTATCACCACAGACAAGTGACGGTTGTATTCCTGCGCTGACTACAAGGTATGAGGCGATGGGAGTGACAAATATCATAGACACAGGTCATTACCCAAGGGGGGGGGGTAATAGAGTATTATGAAATCAGTAATTAACCAAACGGCAGATAAAAACTGCAGAACCTTGTGCTCACACTACCACAAGGCAGGTGTGACGGATTTCCTGCCTATCAGGGGGGGCAGTAGAGAACTAGAAACCGTAATAGTAGAGATTTATGAGAACAAACGTAGTAGCAAACCTGATGTTCCATCCGTATGACACGATGTTTGAACAGTCAAGGCGTGTGTACGGTGTCAACGCACTCGCTCCTGCAATGCACACAGTAGGGGGGGGTAACTTAGAACCAAAGATAATAGTGGTATATGAGACAGACAATATTCGGGTGGTCGAGGGATAGCAGGGGAGTAGTCACGGACAGACACCCCGTCACGGTGTGCAACTGCATCACCGTAGGTATGCGAGACAACACCACACCTTATGTAGTAACGGTATATGAGAACTAAGAACAAGACACTTGTATTAGGGGGTGGGTACGCAGGACTATCAGAGGGGTATGGTAATGTGCTTATTATAGGACTGATGAGAACCCTGAGCGTGAACACCGCCTATCCGTTTGTTGCACTGATTTATGAGAACAATAATTGTAAGAAATATGATACAGACAAAACAATGCCGCAGTTGTGGAAGGGTGCTGCCACTGACAGAGTACGGTATCAACAGAGCCAAGAATGACGGCTACCAGATATACTGCAAGGAGTGCACCAACATCAAAAGACGAGAATACAGAGATAGCGTAAGACGCAGGGAAAGGCTAAGGATGTATGAGAGAAAGATTGCAAGATAATAGAAATGTATAATAATTAAAAATCAAAAAAACATGAAAACGTATTTTGAAGTCGGCATCCGCTACGACAAGACAATGGAGGACGGCAGCGTCCGCAAGGTAACAGAGAACTATCTCTTGGACGCACTAACCTTCACTGAGGCAGAGGCGAGAGTGACAGAGGAAATGACTGCCTATATCAGTGGTGATATGCAGGTGGTGACGGAGAAGATAACCAACATCGCTGAGGTAGTCACCACGGAAGATGCAGAAGCGGACAAGTACTACAAGGTAAAGCACAGCATCCTCACCATAGATGAGAGGTCTGGCAAGGAAAAGAAACAGGCGCAGTACGTCATTATCCAGGCTGTAAGTGTTGATGATGCGAGGAAACGCTATGAGCAGTACATCAAAGGCAGCATGATGGACTTGATACTGGAGGCTGTCAGCGAGACAAAGTATGTAGATTATTTCCCTTACAACGAATGAAAGACTGGAAGGGAAATACTAACTCTGTGTTCAAAATCATTGGTGCAAGTAATCACGCAGACCACGAAAGGGAAAAGCGTGATTACTATGCCACCGAGCCAAAGGCAGCTGAAATGCTCCTTGAACTTGAACAGTTTGCATCACATATCCTGGAGCCGTGTTGCGGAGCAGGACACCTCGCCAATGTGTTAAAGGATGCAGGCTACAAAGTGGAGTGTAATGACATCATAGACAGAGGATGCAACGATACCACAAGCGACTATCTCACACGCACAGAAGAATGGCAGGGCGACATCATTACCAATCCCCCATACTCTAAAGCACAGGAGTTCGTGGAGAAGTCACTCTCACTTGTCAGCGATGGCAACAAGGTGGCGATGTTCCTGAAACTCACGTTCCTTGAAGGAAAGAAACGCAGGACACTGTTTGATGAACACCCACCGAGACGTATATGGGTAAGCAGCTCACGACTGAAATGCGCAATAAACGGAGACTTTGGCAATACAGGCACCAGTGCTACCGCCTATGCGTGGTATGTGTGGGAGAAAGGCTACAAGGGTAGTCCAGAGATAAGATGGTTTAACTAAAACTGTTCACACAGAACACTGTCCTTGCAAAGCAAAGTAAATAATCAAAAAGCGGTACTCCTTTTTGGGGGTATCGCTTTTTTTGTAAGGCTCAGTTACAACAGAAACGATTTTTTATACATTAAAGTATTTTCTGATGTTAAACACACCATCTTCATCTTTCAGATAATCAAGGGCAAGGGCATTCATTACACTGACAAGTTTTTCTGTCGGTATCTCTGCCAGAGGTTTCTCCCACACTTTTTCTGCCAGCGTTTCTGCATTGTCGGAATACACCATATTCATAGCAACCCACAATGCGTATGGGTTGTAATAAGGTTTTTCTTCTGTCTTAATACCGAAACTCTCCATTGCCTGTACCCATGTCTGCCATGACCACGGAGCTTTCGGCTTCATGCCTGCAACGATTTTCTCTGCTTCCTTGTGCGTAAGGTAGTTATTCCATTTCATTGCCTCAAGGGTGTCTATGTATTCTTCCGCTTCTGCTGGATGAACCTCTATCATATCACCCATCATCTTGCGCATAACCGAACCAAATAGACGCATATTTTCCACCTCGGTAGAGGCTGACATCATACTGTATAACTCATCAAAACGTTCTTTTAATTCTGTGTTTTGTGTCTGTGCCATATTTTATTTCTTTAGTAGTTTTTCAATCATTGCTTTCATTTCCTTTGTGTCGGCAGCCTGTTTGTCTATAATGCTCTGCATCTCGTTCAGCCGTTTCTCATAGGCTACATTTTGCTGATACACTGGGTCAATGTTCTGCAACAGTGCCGCACATTTCTTTTTCACTTCCTCGTGCATAGGCATAAGGCGCAGTGCTTCCTCGCTTCTTGCCTGTAGCATACGCACACCGTTCACTACATCTTCCTTGTTCGGAGTAATAAGCATAGCACCATCATTACTCATCGTCTGACTGAGGGAGTCCGTCAGCTCTATGCTCTGTGTCCTACCGCCAAAGTTTGCGGTAACATCAATAACAGATTGCAACTGCCCTTTAGCAATCTTTGCTTTGTCCTGTGTGATGTGCGGTGTACCTACATACGTCACAGTACCTGTTCCGACTTCTATCTTGTTGCAGTCAAGGATGTAAAGCGGATAGCCTTGTTTGAGTTCTTTGAATAACATAATGCTTTTGTTTTAAGTTAAGGGCGAGCCAAGCATAACCCGACTCGCCCGAATAGTCTTACGGTGTTGTTGTGGTTGTTTTCAGCGAGTTTATGATGTCTTGTGTCTGGTTCAAACGACCGACCTCGTCACGGAGCTGCTGAATGGTTGTAGCCTGTTCGAGTTGCTTGCTATTGCACAGCCAATCGAGGACTTTCTGTGTGTTCGCTGTGTCATTGGCTGCAAGCATCTGACCTTGCTGCTGGATAAGATAGCCAATGTTGGCGAAGCCTGCCTGCATGGTGTTTGTCTGCTGACAGTTAGCCAGTTGGTTCTGATAGCCCTGCTCCAGTGTCGCAGTTTTCATCTGACAGCAACAGTCCTTCATACCCAGAGCGAAAGAGTTAAGACTGGTGTTTACGTCTCCTATCTGCGCTCCTATCTGTGTAAAGCCTGCCTGTGTCTGCGCTTGTGCAGCGTTAGCTGCCATCTGTCCGCTCAGTCCGTCTATACGGCTGTTTACTCCACTGATACTACCCATCAGCTGTGCCTCCTGCTGACCTGCGAGTATCTGACGGCTCAAAGAGTCAGTACCTTGTGTAGCTGCCATAGCTGCTGCTCCTCCAGCGTTGTTATTACCGAACAGTCCACCGTTACCAAGCATAGCACCGAGGAAACCACCGAAACCAGCACCGAACAGGTCGCCCCAGCAACCGCTACCACCACCTGTGTAAATCTTTTCTGTGTCCATAATTGTGTTTGTGTTATTGAAAGTTAGACTTAAATTTCAATGCGCATTGTTAGTGCGAAGATAGACAAATAACCCTGCCGACACAAACAATTAGACAGATACAGAGTGCCGTTATTTGGCACTATCTAACAGACGGATGAAAGCCTCTTAATGATGCGTAACAGTGTTCTTCTTGGTATGTTATACTTCTCTGATAACTTTTCGTAGATATATTCTTTCTTTTCGTTGTTTCCGACCATCATTGTATATTCCTCATACATATCTGTGTACTGATAGTCTTTAATTCTGATGCCATAACTTGACATCATTTCCATTGTTTTTCCGTTAATCTTTACTAATTCTGCCAATTTCATAGTGCAAATTCAATTAAATTGTGTAACTTTGCACTCATTCTCAACCCAACATACGGACACAACAATCCACATCGTGAAAAGAGAGGAGCACCATATTCCCCGACTTCCACGATGTGGACTGTGTATGTAATTGGGTTGAGATACTTTTACATAGGTCGGGGATTTTTTTCTAAACCCCTATTGCTTTCTTCGCTCTTGTGATATATTTCTCGCACTCAGCCCATCCGTTAAGCCCTCCGTTGATACGCTTGCGTACATCCTTGCCCTTGTCTTGCTTGGCAAGCAACAGACATTTGCTTCCAAAATAATGGCAGGCGGAACGGAAACTACCCACACGCTTAGACATTAAATCGGGGTCTTTGACAACATCATAGCCGCACCATCGGGCATAGTCCTTGTAGTTAGCCTTGCCAGCATATTGTATCAGTCCACGACCTCTGTACTTCCATCCATCTCCACTCTGCTCGTCACCGTTGCCGTTACGCCACGCATAGACATAGTTAGCAATTTTTGAAGGCTTATATTGGTACTGCATCGCCATCTGTGTTGTCGGGAAACGCTTAGTCCAAGTATTCCGCAACCCTGCCGCTGAGTAGTTAAGGTTTTCTTCCGAGTAACGTAATTCAGCACTTTCAACGGCAACGTTAGCAAGAAAATGAACCCATTGTAACGGTTCTGTGATACCACTCTCAGCCGCATAGTAGTTAAGCAGTTGTGTTGCCGTGGTAATATCCAATGGCATACCGTTGGAATACCAGTTCTTGTTCCGTGCCACGTTCGCCTGTGCGTTGGGCATTATCTTTAGTAATTGCGATGTTGTTATCTGCATAGCGTTATATGTTTATTTCTTCAATCTCTAATTCATTAAACCTCCACCAGAGTAAACTCTATGCGAGGATGTTCTTTATCTATATACTTGTTTGCGACAATCTTTACACAGTTACGGTCATTCTTGATAGTCTTACTTGACTGTAACGTGTCAAGGACTAACTTAAAAGCACCGTCTAAATCCTTTCTGTTACTGCTGAAATACACATCAAGATATATCTCAAAGAACCCACTTATATTTGCATTTCTCAGTGGGTTCTGTAAATAGAACTTTTCCTCAAAAGCCTTGACTGCATCTGTCTTTTTCAGCGATGCGTGACCGCCTATCTTGATGATACGGTACTGATTGGATTTAGAAACAACGTCTCCGTAAATAGTTACTTTTGGATAACTTTTCCTCTCACTTGTCATATTAAGCATTATTAATCAGTCTTATTTTACTGCGACAATATAACTACTTATTGTTGAACAACTTAATTGCTCCAACTAAGATAACACCAGCAAGTAAGCAGAGCAAAACCTTGGTAAGGAAATCATCGTACCACGCTTCTTTCTTCTCTGCCACCTCCTTGCTCTGCGCCTGTACCTCTCGCACCTTATACACCGTATCAACACGCACACGGTCATTGTAGCGTACATTCCAGCGTTCAGTGACGGAATAGACCGTATCGCCACGCTCATAGACGTGGTAAAACACACTGTCACGATGTATGATGCTATCTCTCTGCTGTGTGTAAATGCGCACTGTGTCCGTCTTGGTAACGATGTTTTCTTGCTCAACGGTTTTGCACCCCCCGAACAACAAGGCAAGCCCCAACATAGCATACACTATGGCAATACCGCCTACCAATTCAATTAGAAATTGCTTGATTACTTGTTTATGTTCTTTACTCATACGCATAGTCTTTGATAAATCCCTCTATCCTCACGGACTGAGGGTGGAAAAATTAACTTATATATACCATGAAAAACAACTATCTTAGAATAGATTGCCTTGTGCGTAGTAGCTGATAAGGTCTGCATTTTCCCTCAGCCACGCACGCATCATCTTCCTGCGCATCTTGCTACCACCCTTGACAGATGATTTGCGCCTGTCACGGAGATTACTTGTTCGCATTAAGTGCCTCCTCCACTTCTTCGGGTGCGACTCCCAATTTGTTAGCTATCTCGCCTTTTAACACTGTCTTGAACAATCGCAAAAATGGCATATCTGGCTTGACTATCAGCATACTGCCAGCCATACTCCATATCTCACAGACTAAGATGGGTATTGATACAACCGTGGTGCATAATGTTGTACTTGCAACCTTATCTACTTGTATCAAGGCTGCCAGCGCACTGCCATAGATGGCTATCTTTGCCACTGTCTGACGCATCAGTTCGGATAGAGCGAACTTACCTTGCTTGATAGAGGCTGAAATGCCCCAGACGGCATCAAGCAAGATAGCTATAAGCACTGCCTTGACCACTATCGCATGGTCAGCAAAGAAATACTCAGCGAGGAACAGCCCTAATGCTATCACCCAGCCTTGCACCGTCTGCAAGATTGCGCCGAGCTTGGTTAGTGTTTTGATGATTATCTGTGTCATTGTATGTTAGTTGATTAGAATGTATCTTACCGCATAGCCTATTGTCGCACCTGCAACAGTGCAGAGCCAGTCAAGCCAATCCCACTTGTTGCCATACTTCAAATCTTTCAGCTCCAGCGCACTCGCCACACCTACACCTGTGTACTCTGCGCAGTACCATGAGTCAGCCAAAAATCCTATGGCTATGGCACATACAAGGTGCTGCCACCTGTTACTATCGGTCAGCCACTTAAACATCTTCCACCTCACTTTCCTGCTGTATTGATGCAATCATATCTTATCTATGTTCTATTGTTATTGCATTCACTATTGGCTTGTCTAACGCTGCCGCTCTTGCATTTGACAGATACGAATATAAAAATCTATTAGCATTCTGCGGAATCCGTATTCGGTGGAATTCATAATCAGCGTATCCTACACCGATGACAAATGTATTGCCATTGAAGAATGCGAGACCATACGGTGCATAACCTGTTGCCCTGAATATCACGGCAGTGTCAGTCGTCGCAAGTTCCACATCACAGTACTTCTGATTGGCATTGGGTATAAGTAGCCCATCTGCACATCCTACAGCTTGACCAATAGTAAATGAAGGAGTAACAACTCTCTCTGACGTAATAGCATTGGCTGAATAATTTGCGCCTTTAATAACTAAATTTTTTCCCATCTTTAATTAATAATTACTAAAATAATTAGACATCAAGACCTTTCTGGACATAGTTCGGACTACTTGTCCGTCAAATTCCAACTTATAGATATGCCTACCTTTGGCGGGTATAAGATATATACTGCCATTCTCTGCTAACACTCCACCTGCACATTTAGCCTCGTTATAATCACCGCCTACTGTGTCGCTGATAGTATCTACAATAGTAACAGTGTCGTTAGTCGGGTCTAACTCCCATACATCAGTTCCATTACCTACTCCAGAATACAACTTGCCATTCAGTGCGAGTTCAGTGCTGTAATAACCAGTTCCAACTGTGCCTTCGTGAATAAAAGATATTGTGTCATTATTTACTACATCAATCTTGAGTATGCCTCCATTTGTTCTGTTAGTGAAGCCGTAAATACATTTATTGTTCGGTGCTACACTTGCACCATACACACTACATGATTGCAACACACTCCCCAATTCTGTGATTGCGTCATTCAACGGATTTAATTTCAAAACCTTAGCGTTATATTCAGGGATGAAATAGATATATCCATTTGGATGGTATATACAGGCACTATAGCGTGCAATATATGTAAGAATATTCTCACCAAGACGTTCAATTTGCCATGTTCTCAGGTTTATCTTCAGTATATGATTAGCGGCGCGGGGAGCAAGATACATATAGTCACCGACGATACAACCTCCATAATGGTGGTTTTGCTCGTAATTAGTACCTAAATCCACTTCTTCTACGCCTTGTGTAACAGGGTCGATAATCAGTACAGAATTAGCAGACCTTGGATAACCGTATATCATGCCATTCTTGCCGATGCCACAACCTGACCATTTGAAGCTGCCAGAAGATAAGTTACCGAACAGACAATATGTATCAGTCTCAGGATTTATCTCTAAGACTTGCCTATTCCCATTCGTTATGCCGTATATCCGACCATTCGCTGCCATACATGCTCCTACCCACTTGAAGTCGAAGTCAAACGAACCTATGCTTTTATGTTGCTTGTATGACAGAATAGCGTTAGCATCTGTAACAGGCACGACTTCACCATCATAATCTACGCCAGAAATTATGCGTGCATATAGTTCAGAATTGAAATTCTTGGTCTTAATATGACCGTCAGACAGACGCATTAGTACATTTCCGTCTTCATCGGAAACATCGAGGTCTGACTCAACATCAGTATCCGTTATAGATGGTGTCGTATCATACACACCACCACTCTTAACAGGATTGTCGCTGTCAGCAGTAGGTACATCGTCCACATCATCCTCTGTGATGTAGCCTACATCATTATTGAATGCGGACACATTAGTCGGCACTGTTGGGATTGTTGGCTTGTCCGCCAAGTCGTTGTAGCTTCCCGATGTGGCTACAGCTGCAAGATCATCTGTGTTCGCTTTACCGTTAAGCAATGTAGTCAACTCACTATTCGTAGGCAGGTCGGACAACTTAGTGACAAGACCGCTGGTAATATCACTGTTCAGTGCCGCCCACTGAGCAGCCGTAAAACCGCTGTTGTTTAACGAGTATTCGTACGCCCATGCAGTGCCATCATACTTGTATCTGTCTATGCGTGCAATCTCTGTAGGTGTATCATCTGCCGTAGGTATCTGCACAAAGCAATAGTCATTGTTATCAGCAGTCTGTATCGCAGTAGCAAGTGCTGTGGCTATCTGTGCGTGTGTTGCTGATATTGTCAGTGACAAGTCAGTAACAAGGTTGTACGCACCTCTGTATGTTGCCGTAGCGGTTGCAATCGAGGAATTGACAAAATCCTTGTCTGCGAGTTGGTTGCTTGATGATGCCTGCGCAGGGATAACCGCCTCAATATCCGTAATTTTTTGTTTATCATCAGCCGACATCAGTCCGTTCTTCTCCGTCGTTGCTGCTGGTATCTGCTCAATGGCTGTCTTCTCCCAGACTACGGAGTCTTGGTCAAAGCCAATAGTACCTCTGTATATGCTATTGCCGAATGTCTGAAACCTGCCGTCAGGAGATGACACCGACCAACCGCCTGCACTGAATGAGCCAGTCTGATTGATAACTCCCTGTTTATCAGCAAGAGTCATCATTATGTTTCCTTGCGAATAGATAGTCATATTACCATGTCCGTCATTATCCATCTTTGGAACATACACGTCAAGGTCAGGCTTGTTCTTGATGTAGTCCACGGCACTTGCATCCGTCTGTGCCCAGTCGGCTTGTTGCTGCTCAATGCCACCGCCACCGCCAGCGGTGATGGTGCTCTCCAACTCCACAGATGCAGCCTCTATCACGTCACCATCGTCACCGTCCTCCTCCATGTAGGAGTGTGGAACGAGCGTCACGGCATCCACTACGTCAAGTGTTACCATGCCGTCCTCGCCCTTGTTCTCCTGCAACACTGCCACATAGTTGCCTAATGTGACTTGATGCTTGCCTCGGAAGGTGAACGTCACCACGCCAGTGGCTATGGTTACGTCTTCGATAGTCACAGGTCGCTGCAAGGGAGATATGAGTTTTACCTCTACCTCCTTGCCGTCGAATGATTCTGGCGTTTGAGACTCTCCGCTCTTGCGGTAGATATGCCAGGTGAATTGTATGTCGTTGCCTATTCTCTTCTTCATAGCAATACCTTAGTTGTGATGTTATTATCTGTATATCTATCCTCCCACAAATTTAATCGTCGGCTGTAACATTACGTTGAGGTCAGTGCCGTTTACTTTTTCAATAATGATTTTCTTACTGCTTGCCAATGGGGTGTTACCGTAGTCAAGGACACATTCTACAAACGTGTTACTATTATTGGGTAAAGTCACAGTGGTTGACTGTGTATTATCTTCGTCTGCAACAGTCAGCGTGACTGAACCCGTACCTTCAGGATTTCTCAGCATCAATTTCACAGCATACAACTCGTGACCGCTTGTAATTACAATGTCACCGCCCTGGCACACAAAAGCATATTCGTTTTGCCCTATCTGCGCTTCGCTAAGAGTGAAATTCTCGTCATTGGAGAAAACCTCATTGCTCGTATAGTTTGTATCTATATTTGTGTAATGATTATTTTGTATGTCTGCTTCTTGTCCCTCTGTGCTGGTATTGAGAAGTAGTGCTTTTAGTGCTCCCCAATACACAGAGTTTGTTGAATCGAAATTCATATAGTTGTCACCCATACGGATTATTCCCCCGTTGGATGTCAGCTCGGAAAACAATGTAGCAAAAGTATCGGAGCCTCCACCGCCTTGACCACGCTCTTGCCACAATGTATCAACGTGTGATTTATCTGTGGCTGACATCTTGCCTGAGAATTGTGTACTTGCTATATTTTCTCCAAAAGCCCTCAGAACCCACTCAGGAACATCGGTGTCATCATAACTGTCCATATACTCCCAGCCTGTTGTAGAATTGCCAAAGGTGTGAAATTCAAAACCGCTTTCTTCCGAAGCGTCCATATGCTGGATGCAGAATATCAAAGTCCAAGATGTTGCTCCGTCTTGTATTACTCGCAAGTGTGATATTGGTCTGCCTGAATATACATACAGTCCAGTCCAAGGTAATACAGAACCCTCTGTAAGATACCTCGTCAATTCAATGGTGGTCGCTTTGTCTCCTACTGCTTGCGACAGAGCTTGTTCTACTGTCTCTGCACGAGTTTTCTCTGCCGATAATGCAGTCGTACTCGCTTTGCCTGCAAGAGCAGTGTCCATCTCTTCTACAGTAGCAAGGTCTTTGCCGACACCATTTACGGTTTTCTGCATAATGGGAGATTCAACAGAAGAAGGTGTAATCTTTGTCGTGTTATCTCCATTTGTGAGTGTTATAGAGCCATCTGTAGAAATTTTATCTGCTGTGACATTACCCAAAGTGGTTTTCCCTCCAAAGGTGTTATTGCCGCTAAAAGTATTATCGCCGCTTTTGGTAGGTAAGGCACTAATAGCATCTTGTAAGGCATCAATATCTCCTTCCGCAGCACTTACATGATTTGCAAGGTTTGTTAAATCCGAAGCAGATGCTTTGCCATTGACAGCCCCACTGAGGGTTTCTATATCATCCTCTAAATCTTCTATATCGCTTGCAAGGGCTGACTGAGCATTTTCCAAAGCCTTACCTCTGTTACCTGCAAATGCTGTTTGCGCTGTCTCTCCAAGAGCAAGACTTGGACTCACCTCCGAATACTGCGTGCCACTCCATCTGTACTGCTTATTTGTGTCAAGCGCAAGATATATATGAGCATCATCACCTGTTGCAGGAAATTCAGAGATACTTGTATACTCCAATATATCATCAACGTATGCAGGTAACTGATTGGCTGGCACCTTGCCGTCCACCAAATCCGCCTTGGTGCTGATACTTGCATTTATCATAGATTGCACCGTGGCACTGTCTAACTCGCCTATACGTTGCCATTCAGTCCACGTTGTCACACCGTTAACTCTCTGACTGCTACGAGTGTAAATACCCACTCCTGTGAGAATACCTCCGTTGGACATCACATAACCATTAAGTATCGTTTGTGTGTATTGGTCGCCTGCATAACTAATGACATTTTGCAGAACATAAACGAAAGCGCCATTGATATACAAGCGTAACAAGCCAAGCGGTACTGCACCACCCTCCGTTGTGTGCAAGCTATTAAGCCATTCTTTTGCATCTAAGTATGCTTGCTCCCCTCCTGAGAACTGCTTGTAGTAGAATGGGTCAAGGGTATTATCGTGTGGAATGGAGTTACCTTGTGCATCCCTGTCCTTGCCTTGCATACGATAAACAAGGTCGGTGACATCTTTTGTCAAATCAGCCACTCTTTCATCCTGTAAATCGTAAGGAACGCCTCTTACAACTATGTCTGATATGTTTCCTGCCATAATAAGAAGATGTTTATTTACAAAATTAGAAAAAAAATCTATTAAAACAAAGTAAAAAGTCTAAAAATATTAGAATAAAATTATAACACATAAAATATTTTTCTACTTTTGTGCATATATATGGTTAGTTTAACTTAGGTTTGCAAAAATAGAATATGCTTCTATATTTTGATAGAAGTGCAGATTATTGTGCGATATTTCTTGCGTACTTGGCAAAGTATTTGTATTTTTGTGGGAGTAATTCTAAACAATAGGAATATGAGGAAATTTTATTTGTATATCGTGACAGTCGTTGCGTTTTTATTTTTAGCAGGGTGTAATAATGCTAATAATGGTAATGATGACAAAAAAGCCGAAATAGATACAGCTGCGTATGTATTGCAGGTTCTTGACAGTCTTGAAAAAGGTGGTGTGACATATCATAAAGAAAACTGGGAAATAGGATTATTTGGCTATGAATTTAACCGAATTAAGGTAAACACTAATCGTGTGGCGTTATCATCTGACACACTATATTTCGTGAATTTAGAATGCAAGAAATACAAATATGAGAGTGCTATTATCCCCGAAACAGAGATATCTAAGTTTCGAGAGGTGATAAAAAGTATGATAGACAATAGCAAAAGAGATGTTAAAACTCCAGAACACTATACCTATACATCCAAATCAGGCTTAATGTTAAATATGAATTTAGTAAATGAGAAAGGCAAATATGATATGTCTATGTTCCTAAAAGGCAAGAATAGTGATAATCTATTTATATTTAGGGATGACCTAATAAAACTTGATAGCTTATTATGCCAGGCACAAATAAAGATTAAGGAACTGAAAAAGAAATAGAGCAGGGGAGGCTTAAAACCTCCCCTTTCTTATTTACCTAACATCTGTTGTAGTGTTACGTTCTGTGGCTTCTCCGTCAGTGCCACCTCATACTTTGGCAGATATTCCTCTTGGTACTTGATAGTAAGCGTTTTGATGTATCGCTTTACATCGCCAGCATTAAGGTCGCCCGTAGTGCCTTCCTCGTCACCTGCATCCCTATCATTAAACTGTATCGTAAGACCTTCCTGTATCTTGTTAGCAAGTGCAGGGTGACTTGCAAGGAACTGATTGTCTAACTCAGGAGCATACTGATATACCTCGTGGTCATATTCTGCAAGATACTCCCTCGCCTGATTTAATAGGCGCACCTCTGCGCTCTCTACGTAGATGTCTGGCATATAGATACCCGTCAAAACGTATTGGTCGCCACTTTGCAGCTGGAATACACTGTTCGGGAAATACATATTCATAGTATCTATATCGCTATCATCTCTGGCGAGCCTTAGTTTATAGCCTGCCTCCCAAGGAGACAACTCTTCACAGCCAAGTATCTCAAAACTCCTGCCTGCGCACATACCGCTTTTCATACACAACATCGGTTTGTCATAAGGGTCAAAGAAATCCTCGACATTAAAGAATATCTGCGGTATATTCACATAGAACTCATCTTCAATCGGTGCACCGTTGGTATCTGTTTTTTGTTCTTTTTTGTCGATGTTGTCATCCATAACACCGTTGTCTATCACACCTGAGCCTTCTACAAGCATATCAAGTCTGCCATGACTGTCTGGCACGTTATTGTAAAGATAGCTTGTTATGGCATTAATCTGTGACTGTGTTATCTTGTATTGATGATTGCGAGAAATATCTAACTCTGTTCCCCACGGCTGATATACTCCATCTTTGTACATCAGTTCGTTTAATTTCGCCTGAAAAGTGTTTACGAAGGCAGTTGCAGCCACAGAGTTATATTTCGCAATCTGCATAGGCGTGACATTCTCTTTTGTGATTATTATCAACTGCCTTACCTTAACGCCTTTTTCAAAGTCATAGTCTGTATATTCCGTTTCTTCAAAGACATAAGTAGTGCTTATTTCGCCAATAACCAACTTACCTCTGTTTACCCAAGCACCAGTGGAGCTACCTAAGCCATATCTGTTTGCATTATAATTGTCTAATCCATAACCAGATATAATAGTCCACTCTGGCTCGTAATAATAGAAATCAGGATAAACCTCGAAACTGCCGTTTGCGATAAGATATCTATTTGTCCCCTCTATCTTTCTTGTAAGCTCCTTACCTTTTGCAAGGTGAGCGGTAGCATATATCCACGGCTTCTCTGCCTGATATTCCACATATTCGCAGTAACTATGAGGGTTAACACCTGCGTAGAACGCCTGCACAAGATTTCGCCAACCAGAAACCAAAGGTATCTGTGTCTTATCCTCATTGTTGTAGTCTATCAGGATGCGTGCCAAAAATTCCCAAGTCTCGGAATATGTATGCCCTGTTTGGTCTGCGAGCCATGCTTGTAAAGTCGTGAAAATAGTTTGCTGCTCCTCACTCGCACCTGTATAATATCCTGTCATTCCTGGTGATATGTGATGTATGCGCATACCTTCTAATGACGGATATATCTCCTGCCATTTCTCATCGCTGCCATCAAATGTTACAGTACCCTCACGTAAGCCATATTTGGCGATAGTTTCACTGTCTATATAGGCATCGTACATCTTACTCTTTATCACCCAGTTATTATAGGGGAGCATAAGTTTATTGATATATGTAGCCTCTAACAGATATTTGCCGTTTTCGTCAAATAACTCAGGGTACTGGATATTGTCGTTGTATTTTTTGTTGTAGTATCGGAAAGGCAGGTTTCGTGTACTACCGTATGCGTGCAGTCTTGTGACAATCGCCTCACTTTCGTCTCTTGACTGTGTTAGGCTTTTCAGTCCTCTACCTTCTCCATAACCCCAACTATCTACATTGATTGTTGTGTCTCCACCAACAATGATGGTATTAACACCATTAATAACGGTAATGATGTAGTTTAGTTCAAACAGTGAGTTGTAAAGGTTTAGCGCATCATGAAGATTGGTGCCGCTGCTAACAGAGACAGATTTGTCTGTTATTTCTATCGGTGCGCCGTGTACTATTATCTCTCCGTCAGAGTCATACACATCTTCCGTGGCAATGATAATGTTCCACACACCCTCTCCGTAGGCAAGGATAAGGTTTGCCAATATCCTATTTGCTAAATCGTCAGGCTTTGTCATATAGAACGAGAAAGCGTCAAGACCAGAGTAATGCAATAGATTGTCGCCTATAACATAGTCCTTAAACTGTATCACAACGAGGTCATTGACAATACTCTGGAATACAACATTCTCATATACTAAGCCTGCACCGTATTCGCCTCTGCGTGCTTGCTTTTTTGCAGGTGGAGTGGCTTTAATCTTAAAATACTGACCTCGGAGATATACATAATCATCTATCTGCCAGTCTATCTTCACTGGTGAATGTACAGTGGCGGTGACTTTCCTGTCACCCATATATTCCCCGTTGTACTGCCATTTGCTCAGTACGGTACGTACCGTTTGTCCGTCTTTACTGTAAACTGTTAGTCCTGCCATAATTATACGATGTAAAGGGTTTGACCTACAACATAACAATGCTCATAAGGCACAACTTCTTCGCCATTGATAATAAGTCCTGTACCTCCCTCAGAATCTATCGTGCCTGTTGCGCTATCGTAAAACACTTCCGTCAAAGGGTCGTTAACCTTAAAAGTAGCTTCAATGCTAAACACATACCCTCCGTCATTCAAGGCTTCATATTCCGCTTCGTCGTCAAGTTTCTGCAAACGAATATCCTTGCGCCCTACTCCGTGGTACTCGTCATATATCATAAAAGCTACGCCCGTATTGTCACGCCCTAAGAGATAATTACGTAGCCGTGAATACCTTGTGTACAACTCTTCTTTCGTTCCTTTTGAGATGAATTTTACCTTCATATCGTAGGATTTGATGCGTAGGTGTGCAGGCATCCATTCGTTACTGCCATCCTCATCAAAATAATCGACTGTATCGACATCCTTGACATCAGTGGATAAATCAAATGGAAGTTCCTGTATGACAAAGCCGAAGTGTTCCCTGATATTGTATGTAGGTCTTGCGTTACCTTCGCCATCCGCTCCCATTTTTCTTATGTAAACATTTACAAGTGCCATAGTGTATAGTTTTTATCGTGTTTTACTTTCGCCAAAGAAACCTTTGCGCTCTTTTATTGAAATGTTCTCCCCGTGTATTTCTATCTTCGCATCGCCGTAGTTGTGCAAGAATACTTTTGATGTTTCGTCACACCAAATGCGCACTGTCGTGAAATCCAATGTGTTTACCCATACTTTTGCATTATTGGAAGCGACAAGCTCAAGCACGGATTGATGCCGTACGTATATCTCGCCAACTATTCCTTGCATTAGTACCCTGGCGTTGGTATCGCCTAACAGTACCGACATCTGTCTGTTAACTATCAAAGCGTTCTCATCAGCATATATACCGAAGGAATTGATTGTTTCACCAAATTTCTCTTTGATAAAATCCACAGAAGGGTAGTTGTGTTTGAGACAGAAATCAATTCCTCGGAGGTACTTTTCAATTAGTACCTCCTTAGAACTGTTATCTTCCCACTCCTGTTGCCACTGGTCGCATAGACCAAGACTGACAGCTTTTTCTTTGCAAATATCTGATAGTGTGCTCTCCATTATGCTACGTTGTTAATTTTAACATTGAGGTATCTTCTTCCAAAGACTACATCGTCCATCCTTTCATCCATTCTGTCTATACTGCTTGATATAGCGTCAAGTGTTGACCTTATTCCTCGCAACTCAGCAAGACTAAGGTTCATAGATGCACCCATTGTAGGCATTACTTCCTCTACAAGCCTCTGCAGATAGCCTCTATTCAGGCTGACATCGGCACGAATAGCATTGATGTAACTTGCGAGAAGGTCTGCTGTGTCCTCTGTAACTCCCTTGATGCCAGAGGAAAGAGAACTTGATGCTGAGTCTTTCATGTCATAACCGTAAATCTTTGCAATGTCATTCCAGTTATCCATAAAAGAGTTTGCCATTGACACTCTGTCTTGCAGTCCAAGGAAGATATTGTTAAGGTCGGCAAACAATCTACCATCCATAACGCCGTTCTTGCGTTGGAACTCGTCAAGCCAAGTGTCTATATTGTCATCAAGCCACGTTCCGAGTATCTTCTGTTGCATTACACTCTGAGATACGTTTCTCAATGCCTCAGACACAGCATCCTTGTATGCCTTTACAGAGTTTGTTCCAGCTGCCCAAGCATCAACAAGTGACGAAGCAAGACTCTCAGAATAACCAGTAAAATCAATAGAGTACAGTTCTGCCGCCATCGTCTTAGCAAAATTGGTTATCTGCTGTTGTAACTTCTGTAACTCCTGTGAATATTCTGCAATCTTGGTGCTGTCTTGGTCTTTCTTCTCTTGCTCAAGTTGCAACATCATCCCTGCTTGGTCTTTCTGAGCCATCAGCAAAGCATACTGGGTGTCATAGTATGACTTGGAATGCTTTGCTGTTCCAATCTGTTTTAATGTCTGAGCTGACAGGTGGTCTCGTAACGTGGTAGTCTCCACTCCGTTAAACAAATCGTGTAGGAATGAGCCTTCTACCTCATACTGCACCTTCATCAGCTCTTGTAACTGACTAAAGGCTTCGTCGGCTTTCTTGTCGCCCCAAGAATATACACCACCGGCAAGTGATTGTATTGCTTCGGAAAGCATAGAAGAAAGGTTTGACAAGAGTTTATTACCCTCTTGCAGTTCTTGTATCATTGCCTCTCTGTCTGCATCAGGGTCTCCGATGATGTCCGAAGCCACAGAGATTGCCGCTGCTGCCGCCGCTCCATAAGGTCCAGCAGCAGACAAGGCACTACCTAATCCACTATCCTTACCTGCCGCCTTGCTCAGAGTATCAAATGAGCCTGCCACAGAACTTGCAGATGACAAAGCATTGTTGCTCGCTCCAAGAATACCTGCCAATCCCTTTGCTCCTAACTTGTCAAACAAGTCTGCAACTGGTTGTAAGATAGAGTTGAGTGCCTGGAACGAATTAATCAGTGCGTCAGTATTCTTTTTCAGCTTATCTTGCGCACTTGTCTCACCGCTCTGGAAGTATTCACGACCATATCGCTGTCCCTCCTTCAAGCCTAATCTCCTGTCTCTTGCACTGTTTGTCGCAGTATAGGTCTTAGATGTACCCATTTCGTTAAGCACGCTACGGTAGTCACGCACTTGCGAGTAACTTGTGCCAAACTGTGTGAATACATCTTTGCGCTCCGTAATCTTGTCAAAGACATCTTTGACCTGCTCTGTTGCCTGTAAGAACTTGTCAAAAGTGATTATGCCATTCTCGTATTCATCGGTAATCTGCTGCAGTATTCTGTCACGCTCCTTTATAAGGGTGTCATCATCCATATTCCATGCTGCACGATTGAATGTTCGATAGCCCTCAGAAGCCTCCATAATCTTTCGGTTTGCGTTTATCGTGGCAATTCTTGATGCTCTGTCTCGCACCTCCTTCGTGGCTTCTTCATCCACTTTGTCACCATCTTTAACCTTCAGATTGTTTATTATTCGCAAGGTATCGACTAATTCGTTCTTGATACGCTCCAGTGCGGCTTCCTCACCTTCAAAACTATCTAACTGACCTACAACGGCATTGACGGCTTCTTTTTGAATATCCATTCTCGCCTGTCGCAGGTCTTTGATGATTTTGATAATGTCACCATCTTTGCCGAAAAGGTCTGTCAGTTCATCATCTTTCAGGTCTATCACATCGTCAAGCGTGAGCGTAGAGTTATCACGCTCGTTGACCTCGGCAATGCGCCTCTTTAATCTTTCAGTGAGGTCTCTTTCGTAGTCTTTACCGAGATTGATGTTTGATTTTCCATCAGTATCGGTATAGGTTACTGCATTATCAGCCAATATAGAAGCAACATTCTTACCGTACTTCTTGCGTATAGAGTCACGCAAATCGTACTGCGCCTTTAACTGCTGCGTAAATTCTTGGTAAGACTTTGTAAGTGCATCAACGACACGCTTTTCCTTGTCATACTGTGCCGTTTCCACATTCGTTTCCTTTGACTGCCAAGTGGCTTTTCTTGCCTCCTGCCACTCTTTCAGTCCCTTGCCGATGAGTTTCTTTGCATCGTCAGCTATGTACTGGCGCACTCCGACCTCGTCGCTCCAATCCTCAATACCTGTAATGCCCTCCTGCTCTGCCTTTCTTGTGACACGCCTTGTTGCTTCTATCTCTCCGTAGAGGTCACGATATTTCTTATACAGTGCGATAAGTTTCTCAATAGCCTCCCAGCGTTTCTTCAAAGCGTCTAACTCTCTGTCACGAGGTGTACCACCACGACCATTCTTCTTTTTGTCATCATCAGTAAAGCCGTAGATGTCATAATAGAGATATTTTTGCTTCTCATAATCTGCTTTCGCTTTATTAAGCTTTTCCTTAGTCCATTTTTCTTGACCTTTCTTTATTGACTGACTTATCAGGTCAAAATCCTTCTTCGCACTATCCAAGTCGGCTTTTGCCTTCTTTTGAAGGGCTGTAAAGTTGCCTTCTTGTGTCTGTTCCTCTAATGTTGACAAATAGTCTTTATAATTTGGCTTACCAGTGCCAAGTTTTGACATCAAGCGGTCTGTCATCGTCTTTGTCAAGTCGTTTGTCTGTGTACCAGTGGTAAGTTTTGCTATAACCTGCACATAGAAAGGACTATTGTCAAGCAAACGCTGGAAATCTGCCGCCTTGTTAGGATATTCGGCTTTCATCGCTTCTATGGCAGCGGTGATAGCTTCTCTGCCCTGTCCTTCTGCGATGTCCTTGATATTCATACCATCCTTTATCTGCTGCTTGAAACCTTTGATGGCATCACCTCCCATCTTTTCCACCTTGGCAGCGATGATATTTCCGTAGGTGTCCCAGTTGTTCATTCTAAGGGCATCATGAGCCATCAATCTTAAAGCGTCTGCCATTTCAGGCGATTTCTTTTCAATGGTCTGTATCCAAGAGTTCAGATTTACCTCGAATATCTGTTGCTGTTCTTCCAGGGATTTGCCTGGATTTGCGTTCTTCGTCAGTTCCCAAAGCTCTGTCAGATGTTCTTTCAACTGCTCATACAAGGTGTTGTAATCTCTTGAAAAGACATCTTTTGCAACAGCATCATTAGGTGTTTTCAGCAACTCATTGTATCTCTTTTGCAAATCCTCGATGTTTTCTTCGATAGAGTCTTCCCAGAAATTAAATGCCGACTTCTTCATCTCGTCAGCCCACGCATTTGACAACTGTTCTGCCGCTGGCTCAGCCTTATTTATCTTTTCTAACTCCTCACGAACCTTTTGCAGTTTGTCAATAACACTGTCATTGATGTCGAAATTTGCAAAGACAGAACCCGTCTGAGACTCATACTCTTTCATCAGCTCGTTTAGATCATTGGTAGCTTCGTGCTCGTCTAAGTTGAGTCTCAAAGGGTGAGCGTCAAGAAATTCGGTCAGTCTTTCATATCTGCTCCGTATTCCTTCTTCCATCGCCTTGGTTTGCTGCTCTACCTCTGTCTGTCTCTGCTGGTATTTGGCGTATGCAACAAATCCTGCCGTCAAAGCTACGCCTGCCCAGCCTCCCATCATACCGAGTGCGCCTGATGCAAGTGAGCCTATTCCTCTCATGGCAAGTGCGCCTGTACCTTTCATCGCAGTTCCCATGTTACCAAACATACCTGCGATGTTGCCCTTCATCATATTTGCATTGATTTGGGCATAGGCAGACTTTGTCCTTTGCAGTATCACCAGACGTTCTGCCTCTTGTCTCGTGATTGCACCTGCGTTTTTCAGTGCTATCGCATCTCTGATAGTTATCTGGTTCTTTGTCGCAAGTATTCTCCTTTCTGCATCGTTCAGGGCATTAGCACCTTGCAGGAGCGCCTTCTGTGATGCTTGCTGAACAAGGATTTGCTTAGAGGATATTGCGTTATTCAGTGAGCGACCTCCTAACAGACCGTTAAAGATAAGTCCACCTACCTTCTTTGCCGCAAAGGTGGCAAAAAATGCCATGACAACACCTGCAGCCTTGTTAAAGCCAAGTATTATCTCTGTAATGAAGTTCAGGATGCTCTTCATCGTGCCACCGACAACACTATCGCCTTTCGCAAACTCTGACAGCATTATCTCCCATGCGTCAACGAGTTTGTTGTAACGACCATACAATGTCTGTGACAAGGTTTCCTGCATATTGAAGAACTGACCTCCCTTATCGGTCATATCCCACAATACCTGCTGTACATCTTCAAAAGACACCTGACGCTTGAATACCATCTGTCTTACCTCACCAGTGGTATATGCGTGGTCGCCCTGCTTGGTGTACATATCAGCGAGTTTCTGCAACAGTGGCACACCTGCATAAGCAAATTGACGCAATTCCTTACCGTCAAGCCAAGAACGTGCCTTAACCTGACCGTATGCCAATCCTAATCGCTCGAAAGATACGCCAAGTCCTGATGATATATCGGCAAGTCGTTTCGTGGTGTCGTACAAATCGTCTGCTTCTACACCGAAGGCGGCTAACTGCTTGACATCTCGGTTCAGTTCTCCGAAGGTGAATGGAGAACTAAGGGCAAGTCCCTTAATCTGTCCGAACAGTTCATCTGCGTCTTGTAAGTCTCCGATGATAGAGCGCAGTGCGATGTGCTGTTTCTCTATCTCACCACCAATCTGTATGACGCTCATTACAAGTTGTTGCATACCATATACGGGAGCAAACTGATACAGCATATTCGTCAGTTGTCCCATAGTGGTGTTTGCACCGTGTGCGGCACTCTGCAACTGCTTGTACTTGTCTGCTAACTGCTGTATCTGCTGTGCGTTACGTCTCGCTGCTTCCTCTGCTCGCTTTTGCGCATCTTCTTGCTCTCTCGCTGCTTTTGTTGCAGCTTTTGATGCAGCGTTGGCTTGCGTCTGCGCAACGCTGAGACTATTCAGTGCATCTTGCTTGCCTGCTGTGAGGTCTCGTTTTGAGTATAGTGCGCCGCCATTCTGTAATGCCTGCACCATCTGTTGATATGTGGCAATAACGCTCTGTATCTCCTGTTTGGCGGCTTCTAACTTTGATGTGTCAATATTAGGCGAATATTTCTTTTCGTCAGCTTCCCTTAATGTTGTTGACAATGACTTTATCTGTCTTTCAAGGAAGTCTATCTGACTGTCTCGCTTCGCCTGTATCTTGTTCTTCGCATTGAATTGGTCTAACTGACGCTGTGCAGCCTCCATCGCCTTTGCGTACTGATTGAGTGCCTGCACCTTGTCAGCACCAGCGAGTTGGAAGTCTCTCTTTGTGGCAGACTTGTTGTCAAGGAGGTTGTAAAGGTCTATAATCTTCCTCAGTTCCGCTGCTTGCTGTGTCAGTCGTGAAGTGTCAAGTCCGGCGTCACGCATCTTGCCGCTTGTGGTATAGAGGTCTTTGAGTTTGTTTTGTAACCCTTCTACCTCTTTCGCTACCCTCAGATGATTTGCCGCCTGTGCGTCAAGTGCCTTTTCGCTTTCTTTGGCGGCTTGTGCCTGCGCCCTTGCAGACTCTACGGCTGCTTTTTCTTGCGCTGTATAGAACTCTTTGAAGGCATTGCGCTCACCACTTGTCATCGTACGTTGTCCCTGTGACTGCATAGTGACACGCATTCGTGCTTCCTCTGCTCGCTTAAAGGACTGCTCAATCGCTTTTGCGGTGTTTTCTGCCTCTCTTGCAACAGACTTGAAGTCATTGAGAAGGTTGCCGCCATTCATTCCCAAGAATGGATTGCTTCTTGTTATGTCAACAGAGTTCAGCATTTCACGCATACGCTGTATCTGTTGCATCTGCGCTGTTATCTGATTGTCCTGAGCCGAGCCTGTTTTTGTATTCGTCCTTGCAATGTTCAGTCGCTCCTCCAGTTCAACAAGCCGTCTGAGTGCATCCTGTTGCTTTTCATAGTTAGCGGCGGTACGGACAAAAGACTGCTCATCTGCGTTACGCCCTGCAACCGCTATGCCAGCACGTTGCATCTCATTACGCATCTGTCTATGCTGGTCGTAGAAGTTGCGGAATGTACTCTCTAAAAATACACCGTCTTGCTTTGCATTCGTGATAAGGGTGCGCCAACCTGCCTCTAACGACTGAAAATCCTGTATGCGCTGACGCATAGCAGTAACTCGTGTGTCGTTCTCTCCGTATTTGGATATAGAAGCGTTGAGCTGTGCTGCGGCACGAGCAGACATCGTTTGTATCTGTTGTATCGCTCCGTTTGCCATATTGGAGTATTTCATATACTCCTTTGTCTCAGACTGAAACGCCTTAACAACGGCTTGCGACTCCTTCCCTAATGATAAGAACTTCTCAAAACCGATGTTATCTACGATATGATTGACAAGCTTTCCTGGACTCCCTGCCTTACTCTGCAATGACTCCAACGTAGCATATAACTTTCGTATCTGCTCTGTTGTCTGCGCTATCTTGTCTGAGCCAAAACCGAGGTCTATCTGCTGACGTTTTAAGTCGTTCAGGCGCATCATACTATCAACCATCTGGTCGATACTTCTTGTCGCCTGCTTGGCTTCTGACGGACTGATAATACCACTTATCGTCTTGCCGTTTGCAGTTGTCATCTCCTTAGCCAAGCCTCCAATGCCTGTCTTTAACTTGGAAAACAGACTTTGCGTCCTGGATATCTCTGCATTTATTTCTGAGATGGATTTTTCCACCTTGCCAAGCGGAGCAGATACACCATCTTTTAACCCAAGTTCTATTTCTAATGCTCCTATATTCTCTGCCATAACATTTACTCTTTGTCGTTATTTTTTGAAAAATTCTCCGAGTGATGTTCTCTTTCCTCCCTTAAACTCCTGCAACGGGTCGGAAACGCCCTTTGCTCCTCCTTTTTTCTTTTCCCAGCGTTCTGCAAGGTCATCCATCTGCTTCTTGGTGTTCTTTTTCTCTTTCTTGAAACTTACAAATGGCTGGTCTGCTATCATTAGCTCTATCTGCGCTTTTGTATAACCCCACCAATAATCGTAAGCCTTAACGCCAAACCTCCTTTCAAACAAGAAAGGATGCTTCTCTGCTAAGGAGTATGCGGCTCCCCACGTCGTGCGGCTTGGAAACGTTTTACTTCCTCCTTCGTCATCGTCATCATCAAGTCCGTCATCTCTGTCAAGTACATGGTAGCCAAGTAAAATGCTTCGTGCTGTACTTTTTTTTTAGCCACATCAAGTACCCGCAGGGCATCTACATTGTCAAGGTCTTTGACATAGTACAACCAACGCCACATAAACCAATAAAGGAAGAATATCTTAAACTTTCCGTTAAGCAGTATCGCTGCTACCGTCTTACAGTGCGCCTTTTGGGGGTCTTCTTCGGTTTGCATAATATGCGTCACTTTCCGTTGTGTGCCGTTATGAACCCAGCCGATGGTGTAAGTATGACCGTTAACATTCACTTTCTCTGGCGTAGCAGAATAAAGCTCATCTAACTTTTTCTGCAGCACTATGTCGGGAGTCTCTTTTTCTTTCATATAAACTTAAACAAGAAGGGCAGTGACGGAATACACCATCACCGCCCTCGGTAAAACTAATAATCAAACATCATGAAAACAGTTCTTAGTTAGCGTCAACACGCTTCAACCATGCGAAGTTAGCGTCGCCTGAGGTCTCGATAGAACCAGAGAACTGAATAGCAAACGGCTCTGTTGATGCGTTCTCATACAGAGGCTTCGCATACAGTGCGATGTTGCTGATAATCATAAAGTTCTCCTTGTTCTCGTCAAGAAGTCCTATTGTACCAGTCACCTTCTGCATATTTACCACAACAGAAGCGCCTTCCCACTTCTTGCCTGTGCCAGCAGGAGAGTCACCACCAGTCATAGTCGCACCAGTGATGGTCTTGTAAGCAGTCTCGCCGAAAGCGAGCTTGATAACATCCTCCGCCTTTGTAGGTACGGTGAACTGTACAGTGAAGTCACCTGCCTCGGCTGATGATGTCCAGTCACCCTGCAAGCCGATAACCTTGTAGTGGTTGATTGTAGGGTCGTCCTGGGAAATCTGAAGTGTGTCAACGGTGACAGGGAGGTCGTAGTCCCAGTCAATACTGATAGCATTACCGCCTGCATCTGTTGCTCCGTCAAGGTCAACAGCAGTCTTGCAGAAGTACAGTGAGGAAAGTCCGTTAAATACGTCTTTCAACTCGGTCTTTGTCTTAAAAGCCATAGTCTTTTCTCCTTTTTTTAATTGTTGTCAATATATGTCGTCAGTCTTGCAGTTATCAATACATAGTGCCAGCCGTCACCATCTGATGATGAGAAGATAACTCTCGGATTGTGTATCATTACGCTTTTCTCCTTGTCTATTATCGGAAAAAGTGCCATCACCGATTTTGTTATCTTGTCTATACGCTGTATGTTCAGCTGGTTTGTTTGCTGTGAGGTCTGCTTGTCTCTCACATATAGGTCTATGTCTATCGTCGTGACATAGTAGTTTAATTCATCTTCTCCTCCTAACTCTCTGTTGCTGATATAACTCGGACAATACACAACGGCATACTCACCAACTTGTTCACTAACCGCTTTCGGACGGTCGAAGTAAACCTTTGGTGTTACAGTCTTTAATGCCTTGTAGGCTGTCTGTATATAGTCGCCGATATTTATCATCTTCCGAATTGCGCTTTAAGAAGTCCTGTTAATGTCTCTTGTAGTTTATTGTCATGTTTTTCGTTTATATCCTTTGCGTATGGCATATTTGCGTACACATATAGCGATACCCAGTGTCTTTTGCCTGTGCTCTTGCCACCTCTAAGGTCTTGCCTATATTGTATCGCTCTCTCTATACCTGTCCGTAGTCCTCCATCCATAGTCGCCTTAAACGGAGCTTTGTTCTCCTTGCCGCTGTAATAATATGGCAACAGATATCTCTCTCCTGCTCTCAGTGGCTTACGTGTCGGCTCGCCTGCTCCTCTTTGATATGGCATAAAGGTGCGGCTTAGTATGTAACGGTGCGTCTTAGGGTCATTCTTTATTACTGATACACCCATACTCGAAAAAAGGTTACCTGTTACACCGAAAAATCCAAGATGCCCACCCCTTTCAAGCCTTGCAATGTTTTCTGATAACGCCTCGGCTCTGTCAACCATTAGCGCATAGGCTTTCTGTGACGCTTCTTGCTTCACGATGTCGCTGATAGTACTTTTGGCAAGTTTGCCAGTCGCTCTCAGTCCGTGCCCTTGTGTCCAGTTTGCCCATTTCATTGCGTTATCAGTCTGTTACTCTCGGACGCTCCCAATAAATGAGTGTCCTGTCATTGTCGGGTTCAATATCTTTTACCTCTCCGCTATATATCACATCACCAACCTTTACCGCTATTCTATCTCCATCAAGTACTTCGTGCGTCCATTCGTCAAAACGTACAGGTATAGAACATTTCCTGCGGTTCATGTCCATGTGGGTGTCACCTGTGGTTGTCGTATCGGTAAATGTCCTTCCTCTGCCATCATACAACACCACTGTAACATCATGTGTTATCTCCTCCGCATCAGAAGGAAACTCATATCGCACATCTTCCGTCTGTTCTTCATCAGAAGCAACATCTTCCGTCTGCTCGGTTTCTTCATCACCGAAAAGGTCGTCATCGTCAGTGTCCGTTTCTTCAAAGGGATTGTCAGGGACGATGAGCCTCGTTATCACTACGTGATGTGGGTATCTGTTATTTTCTCTGATGACTTTCAGCATATTATATGCGGTTGTGGCTGCCCATTGGTGTCAAAATCAGCTGGACGTATGCCATAGGATTGTATCTTTACTGATGTCTTGCCGATAGTCTTTTCTCCGTTCTCTTCATAGATAGCGTTTGCAGCTTTAAGGAACAGTGCTTTGTCTGCCTCTGTGAGGGTGTAGCCTCCGTCGGTATGGTTCCAACCGTTGTCTGTATCGGACGTGTTACCTCTGCGACTTACACCATATACCATCCAGACAAGCAAGTCTGCCTTACAGAGATTGCGTACATTGCGCTCCACAGCCATTGCGTCAGCATTGTAGTCTATGTCCCTATCTACACAGATGCGTACTATCACCTCACTCGGTATGTCGAAATTGACAGAACTTGCCAGATAGTCCATCATCGTGAAGGAGAAAACCTCGGCACTGTCCTCCTTTCGGAGGGCAGCACCTTTGGTCTCTATTATCTCTGTAGCTATACTCATTGTATAAAGGAGTTTAAGCGGTTACAGTACTTACGAACATTCCGTTTGTGGCTGATGGTACACAGAGCTGTGCTGCCTCAGACTCTATATAGATAGAGTGTGTCTCAGGGATAGCACGCTGTGTAAGTACCAGACGACCACCGTCATACAATGCCACCTTGTCTGCATCGTAGCCGAGAGTGATAGGTGCGACACCCATGATATCGCCGAGCTTGCCGTCTGGCACGAAAGCGATATTCTTGCTGTCGAAAGACTCTATCTGTGTAGTCACGATATCCTTTACAGTAGCATCTGCGCTGTCAACATAAGCGTAAGTGTCCTTCGGAACTATTCTCACGCCACACAAGCGGTTAAGCCACTCTGCTATAGTGCCTTCGGCTACATTCTGTGCATTGGCAACGGCTGTAGTGTCGTCGGCTGCAGCCGGGAACATAGCATAACCGATACGTTTCAGCACTGCTGAGTGTGTCAGAAGGTCGTCGTACATATCCTGACTTATCTCAACGTGCAGACCACCATAGTAGTGCTTGTCTCTGCGGATGAACTTTATTCTATCCTTGATATACTTGATTGGGTCAGCTGCAGAACCTTCGGTGGTGCGTGCTGCATTAGTCCACCAACGTGCAGTACCAGTCAGTGTGTCACGGTGTGTAGAGTCGATGAAGTCAATCTCGATGCCCTGCAAGCCACGTGGATTGTTCTTCTCATCTATGACAAACTTACCTGTTGACACGATACGCATACGCTGATGTGTCAGTGCGTTCATGAAAGAGCCAATCAGACCGTCAGTACCCTCATCGATAAGCCCCATAAATACATTACGCATTTCTGGAGTGAGGGCGGCGGCTCCTACCTGTTGCAACAACTGCAGACGCTCTGAGACAATGACACGGTTCAGACGATAAAATTTCTTCATCGTAGGAATGTTACCTGTCTTGCCCTTTACCTCTTTGAGTGCAGCCTCGTAGCCTGGAGACTCTGGGTCAACGTATGCAGGAAGGGTGTTTGCGCCTGTCTCTGCAATCAACTGTTGGAAGGTGTAGCTCAGCTGCAGTGGAGCGAACTCAAAGCCGTCAACCTGAGCTATATCGTATTTCTCGGCATAGCGGTCAACAAACTGCTGCCAAGTGTCATTACCCAATCCATAGGCGATGACGTTATACAAATCTAATGGAAGTGTATTCATTGCTTTGTGGAATTAAAGGGTTAAACTTAGATTACCCACACTATCTGTGGTACAGTGGTGAGGGTTTTCAATTTTGTCAGTACTGCGGCTGTGTACATATGCTCGTACAGCTCACCTGCATAAACAGCGGTGCCAGATGCGACAGTGTTTGCGTCGGTAATCACGATATCCTCTTGCAGATATGCGTTGATACCGAGAGAAGAGAAGGTCTCAGCACCAGTTATTGCTGTGTCGGTATAAGCTACGATAGCCTTCTTGCCGTTTGCATCGACATAGTACTTGATAGGTGTTCCTGCGGGTATCTTGCCAGCAGCAACCCAGTCAGACACATTCTCTACGATGCCGCCTGCAGGATAGACGTGGCGCACGCTGCGCCATACCTTAGAGGCGTGACCGTAAGTCTTGGTCTTAGCGTCAAATGTATTTCCGTTCATAACTTTTACTTTTAGGGTTGTTAATTACTTTTTGTCGCCCCAGCCCTCCTTGCGCTTTTTCTGTGCGAAGTAGTCATCTGCGGCATTGTGTCCTTTCTGACCTCCTTGACCACCAGCTCGTGGCGGCTCAGTGTCAAACCCTGCCTCTTTGAGGTTGCGGTAATAAGCCTTTTCCGCTTCTTTCGTCAAAGCCTTGATGTCCGCATCGGTATCAGGTATCTCTATATCTCTCAACGTTTGTTTCAAGATGTAGGGGTTTTCCTTCAAACCAGCAGTGTTGAACTTGTTTAGGAGTTCTTCACGGACAGATGATAAGATAGAGGCTTTTTCTGCTTTCTTCTTCTCATCTTTTCTTTCTTGCTCCAAGGCGGTGATTTTCGCATTCAACTCCTTAAACCGTTTAGACATCTCGTCATCTGGGTCATCCTTCTGACCAGCGTCTGGCTTTGGTTGCTGTCTTTTCCAATCGTTTATCCTTTCTGATACATCGTGGTTGATTTGACCGTCGATGGTTTTTGCGAGACTGACTTTTCTTTGGATAAACTCATCGGTAAGACGGGTGTCGTCATCTCCAATCTCTGCAAGGGCATCTTGCAACATACCGTCTAATGTGCGTTCACTTAACTGTAACTTGGTGCTTCCAAGTCCTTCTTGAAATTTGGATTTTAGTGCTTCTAAGTCCATAACTCTACGAATAATAGAATGTTTATTTGCAAATTTAGAATAAAATTCTTATTTTTGCAAATAAAATTAGAGAAAAATTCTTATTTTTGTAGATAAAATTAGAAAAAACGTATATTTGATATAGAATTTGTATGTCAGAGTTTGAATGTTTTGTGGATGCCTATGGTCACCAGGTCTATACACAGAACTACATACAGGGACTACGTGATGCAGACACGAAAAAAAGCGATGGGCTGAAAATCATCGCTCAGCGTGGCGCACAGGAGAGGATTTTGGCTCAAAATGCTGATATTCTCATCTGTGGAGGTAACCGTGGCGGCTCAAAGACTTTCTCTTTGCTCCTTGAAGGACTATATGACTGCTACGACTCGCATTTTAACGCTATCATCTTCCGTAGGGAAAAGCCAGACCTTGATGGCATCATAGATGTGCACGACCAAGTGTATAGTCAGTACGGCACATACAATCGCTCAGACAATGACAAGGCATGGTATTTCAACAATGGCGGAAAACTCAAACTGAATTATTACAATGATGAGTTTGAGGACTTCAAGAAGCGTTTTCAGGGACATCAGTATTCTTATATAGGTGTTGACGAGATAACGCAGATGCCATACAATAAGTTCAAGTATATGCTTACTTGTAACCGTAACGCCTATGGCATACGCAACCGCTTTATAGGGACGTGCAACCCTGACCCTGACTGTTGGGTGCGCATCTTCATAGACTGGTGGATTGGTGAAGATGGCTATCCTATCAAGGAACGTGATGGTGTACTCCGTTACTGTTTTATGGACGGCGATGACCCCCATTCTATCTATTGGGGAGACTCAAAGCAAGAGGTGTACGAGCAGTGCAAGCATATCATTGACCCTTTATGGAGTGACAAGTATGCGGAGTTAGGCTACAATAAGGTGGATATGTTTATCAAGTCCGTCACTTTTGTGAAAGCTGCCCTCGAAGATAACGTAAAACTCCTTTCGTCAGACCCGACGTATGTTGCCAACCTCGCAGGACAGGATGAGGAACAGCGTATGCGTGACCTCGATGGTAACTGGAACTGGAAGAATACAGGCTCTGACCTTATCAAAATGGCGGATTTAGAGCAGGTTTTCAATAACTCTCAGCAAGAAGGTGACGGAGTGCGCAGAGCCTCGTGCGATATCGCCTTTACGGGTGGTGATAACCTCGTTATGTGGCTTTGGGAGGGCAATCACATACTCGACCTGTATGTCTGCCGTACGGACTCACGTATCGTTGTAGCAACTGTCAAGGAGAAGTTGGCAGAGTGGGGGGTATTGGAGGAGAATATGACATACGACCTCAATGGCATAGGGCAGTATTTCAAGGGCTATTTCCCGTCAGCGATGCCTTTTAACAATATGGCGGCTCCGATAGCGCAGAACAGTAACGACGCAAAGGGTATCAAGTACCTCTATGCCAATTTGAAGTCTCAATGCGCATATATCTTCTACAAGATGATACTGTCGCAGGAGATAAGCATAGATAATCGTCTGTTAGAAAAAAAGTACTCTGGTAACGGCTATGAGAACCGTCCTCTGCGTGATATACTTATGAAAGAACGTAAATGTTTCCGTCGTGCGGTATCATCAGAGGATAAGGGCTTTGCGCTGATAAAGAAAAGTGAGATGAAACGTATAGTTGGGCACTCTCCTGACTTTTGGGAGTCCCTTTTCTATATAGTTATATTCCAGTTGCATAAGAACAAACATAAAAAACCTAAGGGGCTATGGATGTATTAAATTTTAGAGAGATTTTGGTCAAGCAGCCGTTCTTACAGATAACGGCTCGGAGACCGTTGGAAACACTAAGGGTTGTTGACAAGAAAGATGCTGTTGAGTATGAGGGACAGGACAAAGCGTCATACACGGTATTGTCGCAAGAGGAGATGTTACGTCAGTATTATCCTACAGGACACAAGATAAACAACGAGCTTCTTTATCCCGACATTTGGAAGCAAGACCCTGACACAAAGAAATGGTATCAGCAGAAGATAACACGTTGTTCGTTGGGTTTTCAGCAAGTGATAACAACTAAGCATATTATTCACTTGACGGGTAACGATGTTCAATTTGAACTTGCTGAGGGCGACAAGGATGTAAACAAGCGTGAACTTGCTGTTGGTGAGGATATCAATCCTGACCTGTTGTTCAAGGAAGATGAAGGCAGTCGTGCCCATCTTTTGTCTCTATTCCGTCAAGGATGGCTGAAACTCGGAATGGAGATGGTATTCTATGAGACGGTTCGCTCTCTGATGATAACGGCGGAGTGTGCTGTTGTAGCCTACCGGCGTGGCAAGGGTAACGCAGGCTTCCGTTCATTGTCGTATCTTAACGGCGACAAGCTCTATCCTCATTACGACCCTGTGAGTGGCGAGCTTACCCTCTTTGCCCGTAAGTTCTACGACTATGATGAGGACGGCACGGCGATTACTGAATGGGTGGAGGTATGGGATGATAAGATGTTCTATCGTTTCAAACGCAGTACTCCTGAGAGTTCTACGGTTATCCGCATAAAGGATTGGTTCGGTCTTAACGGTTTTGAGAAAGTCTTGGAGGAGCGACACGGTTTTGACTTCATACCTGTGGCTTATTGCCGTAATGATAACGGCTGTTGTTGGTCTGCGGCACAGGATACCATCGAGAAGTTCGAGGAGGCGATGTCATATTTCTTTGAGAACAACAAGGCTTTTGCCTTCCCAATCCTTGTAGTGTCTGGTGAAGGTGTGGAGTTGAAAGGCGATGCCAACGGTGCGGTAAAGGCTATCTCCATAGACAGCAGTGACGGTGATGCGCATTTCCTTGACCATAACGATGTATCAAACTCATACAACACCCTCTTGACAAAGTTCTACGACCTTATCTATGAGCAGTCTTTCACCGTCAAGCCACCAGAATTGAAGTCAGGCGACCTGCCAGGCGTGGCATTGAAACTGCTGTACTCTCCTGCGATAGAGCGAGCCATAGAAGATGCTCAGATACTCCAACCTCTCCTTGACAAGTTGGTGTATATGGTCAAATATATATGGGGCTTGCATGAGGATTGTCAGGCAGACCTTCTAAGTCTTGATATCAATGCGTGGATTGAGCCTTATGTGCACCAGAATGACACTGAGTTGACCACCAATCTTTCCCAGGCGGTACAGAACAACATTCTGTCTATCCGTACGGCTTCTGAGCGTCTTACCAAGTATGCTAAGAATGACGAGTATGAGCGCATAACCCGTCAGATGAAGGAGAAGATGCTGCTGAACGTAGCAGAGGCTAACTTGAAGCGGACGCACACTGTAAAGGAGGATATCCGCAAACAGGAGACTCTGTTAAAATTCGGCAAAGGACAGGATGTGAACACAGGTCTTGGTGGTGGCAGTGGTCGTACAAGAGAGACGGACGAGAACGGCAACCACCCAGGAGAGAATAATTGGGATAAGTTCGACCAACAGAGATTTTGACGATGAGAACATTGCAGTATAGTAGCAAGACGACATCTCTTGCATCGGTATATGACCTCAGTGTAGACGAATTGGCTTTCGTTGACCTTATAGCATCAGGATGGGACACCAGCGATGCTTTCTGCTATACTATGACAGAAGAGGCAGAGGGTATGAGCACATCGGCGATAGACAAGGGCGCTCGTGAGATTTTGGCGCGCCCAGGAGCAAAGAAGCGTATCAGGGAGTTACGTAAGACTGGCATCAATGAGGCTGCCAAGGATGCTGTACGTAGTGCCAGAGAGCCAGTAAGGGATGATGAGGATGTATTGAAGCAGTTATCCAAGGAGAGTATGCTTCGTGACCTCTATCTTGCGAGAAAGAAGATGAAGATAGGCTCAAAGGACTGGCTTGACACTAACAAGATGATAGCGGACATCACCCGTATGAAACAGGAGGAGGTAAAGACGGAGGACAATACCGTCCATTTCTATCTCCCCCTGACGTGTAACAAATGCTCTCTGTATATCGTAAACAAGCAGAAAGAGCAGGAGATGTTGCGTCAATAATGTTAAAAATTGTAGAAAAATCGCTTTTTTGTTGTTTTTCTGCTTGTTATTTACTATCTTTGTAATTGCAATTCACACTGACCAAATATAATTGTAAGGTTAAACAATAGAGGCGGATAGATTTTTTGCTATCCGCCTTTTTTTTATTTGCTTGTCTGTCTTTCTATGAGATGTCTCTTTATCTCTTCTTTCTCTGCATAATAGTCGTTATCTCCTATTGTTACAGCATCCTCCATCAGCAGCTTCAAGAATGTCTCCAATGTTTTGAGTTCCTTCTCGTCGTCATGTGAGAAGGCGTTGATACAGTGGAACATCTTACAGTATGACGGGTATTCCACCGCCCACACGCCGGTATTGTGCTCTATGCGTGTCACCATACACGTCTTACTGCCTTCCAAGTCCTTCTCTGCCTGTTCTCCGAGTTGTTCTTTTATAGCCTTACGCTGATACTCGGTGATTTCTCTCTCTGAGTTCCTGATGATGAACTCTCCGATAATAAAATTGTCTTTTCTCTTTTCCATAGTGGTAGTGTTTTTAGTCTGTTTCTTCTATGTATGTCTCTTTGTTCAAGTTTACCTTGTCCTCGCTTTTAAGGAATGTCTCGTTTCTTATCACAAACGGCGTGAGCAGGTCTCTCATCATTATGCCATAGAGCTTGTACTGGTAGCCGTCTCTGTCTCTTTTCTTGTCAAAGCCCATAGATGACAGGGTATGTCCCACTTTCTGTTTTGTAGGGCAGTCCACGCCGTTATCCTCGCAGAAGTCGGCTATACAGTTGTATATCTCTGCCGATGTCACCCATATATTCGCCTCATTCCTTGCCTGTGCCTCTGCACGTACGTGATAGGCATTAGCCCAGGCTATTATCGGGTTTCCGTGCAGCTGTGCCAACAGCAGTTGTCTCCTGCTTCCCTCTGCATCAGGGAACTGGAACTTACGTTTCCTTATCTCTCTTGTACCTCTCATCACCCAGTTGAAGATACCGCTGTACTCCTTTGCAAGCTCGTGAGCAAGTTCCTTGTTCTGTTTCTCTTCTGGTATAGTGACCTCAAAAGACACAAACTGCAGTCTGCGTATAAACCCTAACGAGTTGTCATCGGGGTACGGCAAGTCATTGAGATTAAAGATAAGGTACGGCAGTCGGAAGTTCTGTGCCACATTACCGCCTATTGCCCTGTCTGTTACAGGCTCTCCGCTGACTATTCTCTTGAATACACCTGTCCTTTTCTTCCCAAAGGTACGTGAGTCACTGTCAGACGACCAGTTGAAGATGGCATCGCGCAATAGTAACCTCGCACGCATACCCTCATCACCTCCTGCAGTCAACTCGTCATAATCCACTCCGCTTATCCTGCTCTTGCCGAATACTCCCATAGCAGTCTGATACACCACACTCTTACCGTTAGCACCACTGCCTATCAAGACAAGGCACAACTCCACCTTTGACCTCTCCTTACCCTCTGACTGCTCATAGACAGTACCTCTCTCTATCAATCCCAGTCCTAAGAACATCTGCAGTATTATCCTGCTCCTCTTGTCAGGCAACACCTCTTTCAAGAACTCCTGCCACTTAGGACACTTAGCCTGTGGATTGTAAGGGTACGGATGATAGTACAGACAGTGATATGACGTAGAGAAGCTGTGGAAACTGCAATCCTCTAACTCCAATACACCGTTGCTGAAAGCCACAATGTCTAACCTCGGCTCTAACTTGTTCGTTATCTTTATAGAACGCATAAAGTCAAACTTGAACACATCACGCTTACGCTTCTGAGACAACTTCAAACCTATACGCATCATCCATAAGTCAAACGCACTCTCTACCGCATCCATACTCACAGGAACATATATCCTGCCGTCAAAAACATAGAATACACCATTGTGCCACTTCAAACTACACCTCGCAGCAATGTTGTATATCTCCTCTATCAAGGCATTCTCTACCTCAGGCTCATAACGATAGTGAACATCACGAAACATCTGAACAACCTGAGACATCCTACTGTCTATACCCTGACTCAAACTAAATAACTCATCGTACACTAACGTACGCATCTCAATCTCTGTCATAATCAACCTCCTTCTTCTAATTCTATAACTCTAAATCCTAACTAATAAATAAACCGTATCAACTATATTTTACTTAAATAATTGACAAAAGTCAATTTTAACCCCGATAATTCATTTTTGTGATAAAAACACAAATCATACACACTGTATAACGTGCAGATAATCACATATATACAAATTTCGTGTGAACGAGTGAACGCACCAGAGGGGGGCACTAAGAATTTCTACGAGCGTGAACACGAACGCAAAAACATAGTTTTTATTCATATAATACACAAAGTTAATAAATTCTACGCAATTAGACAAATATTCATACATAAATAGAATTTTATTCATACATAACTGTGATAGAACTTGAATTATTTTACATTTTTTTAAGTATGTTAATTTAGGGAATTTTAACAATTGGAAATTCGGAGAGAAAAATTTTGGGAAAAATTTGGGAGAAAAATTTTTGAAAAAAAATATTTAGGGGAGGTCAATAGGGGTCCCCATTTGACTTACATCAAGGGGGGTGTATACCCTTTCACTTAAAAACTATACATAAAGACGGCTAAATGTGCATAAAAGTAACATTTTGTTACTTTTTAGTGTGCGTTTGTGTCGCTTTGCAAGCGTTGGAACGTGGCGCATAATAAAACGTTAGTTTGTTTGTGTATGTGCGAAATTATGCGTACCTTTGTAATAGATAAAGGATAAAACGTTATCCGATGAGTTAGCGACAATATAAAACAGGGAAAATTTCCCTAAAACATATTATTAACTTAAAAAATTTGAAATTATGACTACAAGAAACGAAAAGCAAATCAAGAATTTGCAGAAAGAAGAAACCAGGAAAGCAACGGTTAAAACTTCTAAGGGAGGAACAACAGACCCAACGGGCGAAAAGATGGAGAAAACAGACAAAGCGACCTTTGTCAAACTCTTTCAAAAAGTTGTTAACAATCATCTTTCCGAGATGCTCGCGGAAACTTGCAAACTTGCCCAAAGTAACGAAGAATTAAAAGAGGAGGGCGCAAAAATTGCAGAAATGCTGAATGAGTTGCAAAAGTATTCTTGCCGTTGGCAATCTTTAGGAGATGCAAGTTTAAGCAAAGATTCTTTCAAATCTCGCATAATGAGAGAAGACGAAGAAACGGGCTATTATCTTGTAAGAAATGACGGCACAGTTTCCGAAATTGCGGGAAATTTACACTCATTCTTTGTATATAACAAAGAACGTGAAAGGATTGCAGAACGTAAGAGGTTACAAGCGTTTAAGAATTTGAGCCGTGAAGAACAAATTAAACTGCTTTCTTCTTTGATGTAAGACACACAGACAATTAAAACAAATTAGGCGGATTATTTCCGCCTTTTTTGTTGCCCTTTACCGTTTGGGGGTTTATGAGGTCCGAAACCTCAAAAGGGCACAAATAACATAATAAAGCGTTTATATTCTGTTAAACGTATTAGCCAAGAAAGACGGCAAAAAGCCGTTTTTTTTGTTGTCCGTTCCAGGCGGATGCGAACAAATTGTTTTGCATCCGTATTAAGTCGGGAGATAAAAAGCGTAAATAATTGTTTTCGTCGCTTGTCATAGCGATGACAGCGCAAAGAAACGTGCAAGTACTTGCAAGAATTGTTTGAGGAAAGCGTGCTATTTGTGAGATTAAAGAAGAAAACATTACGCAACAGAAAAAATCATATTCTTTTTTATATGTGAAAAAATCGGAGAGAAAAAACGATAGAGAAAAAACTCCGCTGCGCTGCCAGTGCCGAAAGTGTGCGAAGTGGTTAAACGCACATAGTAGGCTAAAGGGAAATATTTTAGTTCACATTTTAATTTTCCCGTTCAGGTAAAAAATGATATTAACCACGAAACAGATTGTTATCTGTGGGATGGGTAGAATAAAGAAACGTTTGGGAGAGTCCGACAAACTTCCTCCATCTATGGACAAATAGAAGGCAAAAACGGAGGGCGTGCATTTGTTTGTGCGCTCTCTACTAATTATTAACCAATTAAAAGAAAAGATTATGAAAATAGAAGTTTATGACCCGATTACATTAATTGTTGTTTGGGAAAAAGATTACGAAGCACAAAACAAGAAAGATGCTATAACGAGAGCTGCGTATGATTTCTGCGAAGAAACAAGTTTCAGCCCTGGCGATTTTAATGTACGTGTTAAGTGATTTGCCTACGGCATACGGAGAAATCCGTGTGCTACTAATTGTTTAACTAAAAAACTAAGAATATGGATACAAGAGAAATGCTGTCCCTCGCCCTGGCGATATGTGCAGGCGTGGACGTTGACACAGAAAAAGAAGAAATTGCAAAGGCTTATCCCGTGGCATATTTTGATATGACACAGGGCTGAGGATTTTTTGTCTGACTCGCTTTGTGGAAAATCACAAAGTGAGTACGATTGTTTAACCTACAAAGAAAAAAGAAAGATGAAAAAGTTTGTATTTGCACTTATCGGTGTTGTAGTTCTCACAAGTTCCGTAAACCTTAGAAGCGCAGTGTATTTCGTGGAGGATGGCTATTATTTCCACCACAAAGGAGATTGCGCCCTGAAAGACAGAGGGAAAAGTGAAAAGAAAATCTACATCACTACGACTGAGGGAGCGATAGAAAACGGCTACCACGAGTGCACGAAATGTCACTAAAATTGTGCCTGGGAATTTTTTGCCTGCTCAAATCGTAGAGAAATCTCGGTTTGAGTACGATTTTTAACTTAAAACTTAGAGATTATGATTAAAAGACAAATTCTTGCGGCATTTTTGTTCGCACCGCTCATCCTTATCCTTACGGGACAACTCTCTATGATGATTATCGGAGTTATTTATGCTGGGTGGCTATCCTCAAATGAAAATCTAAGACCATTTTACAGGAAATTGCTCGCTGATGTTGAGAAAATGTTTCAGTAATCTGTGCCTGGGAATTTTTGCCTTGCTCGGAGCAAATGAAAATCTTGCTCTGAGTACGATTGTTTAACCTAAAAAAGAAAGAATTATGAATAAAAGATTTGAAACTTACACAAATTCTCTCACTCCGATGAAAAAGAAAATCGCAGAGGAAGCCATCAGGGAATTTCTGGCTGGCGAGAAAGAGATAATAAAAAAGGTCGATAGCCCTAAGGCTGTTTATGACCTTTGCAGAGATTTGCAGTTAGAAAGCGACGAACACGCAGTTATTGTTCTCGCTAATCAGCGTTACGGACTGATTAGGAGAATGGAAGTAGCGAGAGGCGGACTGACGGAAACTCTCTTTGATGTTCGTGTGGTAATGCGTGAATGTCTGCTGAATAATGCCACCGTCTTATTCTTGGTGCATAATCATCCGTCTGGCGATACGATGCCGTCAAGAGAGGACGATAATCTGACAAAGAAAATGCAAGATGCAGCTCGTCTTCTGCGCATCCATCTTGCCGACCACGTAATTATTGGTAACGGAAATTATTTTTCCTACCAAGAAAACGGGAAATTGTGATTTTTTTGCCTCGGTTTTGTCTGATTTTTCGGACAGAACCACAAATAACCGAAGAAATATTTGCGGATTTTGAAAAACATCCGTACATTTGCACTGCAAACTTGCTTTTCAGGTTTGTCATAATTTCAAATTTTTAAGTTATTAATTAGGACATAGGGCTGTGAAGCTCTGTGTCCTTTTCTATGCCTAAATCTTACAAAGACGGTTACTTTGTAGGATTTCTTATTATTAACCAAAACTATAAGAAATATGATTACGAAATTAGGAAAAGCAGACAATCTGTTTATGCTTGGCGCAAACGGAATGGAAGAACTTGAAAGAGTCCATATTGGTAAAGGTACGAAGATTTACGCTTACGGCTTTGCCATGAGCGAGCAGTATTTCGTCGTCTATGATGATGAGATGCACGCAGTAGAGATTTGTACGGGAAATCCTGACGAAGTTTCCGAGACAGACCTTGAACGCTATTTCTCAGAGAAAAAGACGCTTGACGATACTACAAGACCAATTTCTAAGCAGTTCGGTATCGGTTTCTATTATGACGAAAGCGGAGAGATAATCCCTGATGACGTTATAGAGAAATCCCTAAAACGTGCGGAAAATCTTGCAAACCTAAGAAAGCGTGTGGATGATGAGAAAAAACGCAAGGACGCAGAGACAAAGGAAAATCTGCCGAAGTTATATCCGTATCTCACACGATGCGAGATGTACGACTACAAGACGTGCGGAAAGAATATCCGTACAGAGTTGAAAAAGAACTTCCCGAAAACAAAATTCTCTGTCAAGTTCAGCCGTTTCAGCGGTGGTAATTCTTACGATATCACATGGACTGACGGACCGAAGGCAGAAGATGTTGACGCTATCGTGCGAAAATATCAAAACAAACACCCTGACGAGTATTCTATGGGTGACTATTGGGACGAGAAGCAGAGCATCTTTAATAAAATGTTCGGCTCTGTCGGCTACGTGATGACAGAACGTTGTATCTCTGACGAAGCTGTGGAAAAGATACGTGCAGAATACTCTGACCTTACTGACGATAACGCACAGAACTACATTTTCAAGGATGAAGATGCAGAGCATATTCAACGCCATATGCGTTGTTGGTCAGTGAAAGATTTGTTACGCCAAATCGCCTATGGTAGAGATTTCCAGGAGCCAGAGAAGAAGCAAGAAACCGTCTGCGTAAAAACTGACGGTCTGCAGATTGTGGAGTATTCCGAAAAAGCGTTTGCCGTTATCGGTAACACAAAGGAATACAAAGATGATTTGAAAAAACTCGGTGGTCGTTTTAATGCTCGCTTGTCTTGCGGTGCGGGATGGATATTCAGCAACAAGCAGAGAGAAGCCGTTGAAGCGATTATCTAAGCCTGTAATGCCGGTGATGCCTTGCGGTGTCACTGACAGCCATATTATTAACCAAAAAGGAAAGATTATGAGAACAATGGACAAATTTGACAGGATTGCTCACTCTATGGGCTTTACTCCAACTTATACGGGTAGTAATATCCGTTCCTTGTATTCTTACAACAGGAAAAATGCAAAGGGAGAAGCCTTGCAGATTGATATGTCTGTAAGCAGTGGTGTGACTCTGCCTACTACGTGGCTGAAAAAAGGCTACACGAAGGAACTTATCACCGATTGGTGGTGTGTAGATACATTCGTCACGAACAAAGACGGAGAGTGCTACAAGGACTATGACCCTACGTGCAAGCCGAGCGACGACGGAAAACGGTGGGTGGTAGATTTTGACTGGCACCTGAAAGCCACAGAAGAAAATTTCGTGAAACTGCTGACGGAGATACTCAGACGTTTCAACGGATAAGCCTCAGAGCGGAGATATGGAAACGTATCTTCGCTTTCTTTTTAAGTATAACCATAAAATTATAAGAGTATGAAAAAAGAAAGTATTGACAAACTGCAGACTATCTACAGAGAACTCATGCAGATTGAGGAAACGACACTCGCAGAAATGATAACAGAGGTTGTTCGTGCAGAAACAGTAATCACGAAAGTGGGCAAATTCTCTTTCTATGACTTTGCATCAAAGGAAGCGTGTAGAGAAGTGATGCAAGGAGTATATCACGATGGCGGCTTCAAAGTTGCGTCAGATGGGTATATCCTTATCGCTATTCGTGAAGAGTACGACAAGGACTTTGAAGGAAAAATCCTTGCGAAGGACGGCTCTTTCATAGAACAGCGTTATCCACGATGGAGAAGTGTCATTCCTCAGGAAGAAGGGGAGTTTTACGAGATAGACGAAAGCAAATTCACTGAGCAACTTGCTAAGATACGTGCAGAGTATAAGATGCAGTATGTAAAAGCCAAGCGATGGGATAGTTCCTGGGTAGTGAAGATTGGTGGCGCATACTATTCTGCCGAGTATTTCGCAAGGGTGCTTACGGCAATGAAGTATATCGGCATTACAAAGGTGCAGATAACAGAGCGCAATGTGCTCTTGCACAAAAGTGACGATGCAATTCTGATACTGATGCCGAGGTACATCACAGAAAATGATGTTGCCGACTATTCAGTTATTGAACTCTAAGCCTATGATGGGACAGAATAAATCTCTGTCCTGTCAGCCATTATTAACTCAAAAAATAGAAAGAATTATGAAACGATTACAGGATTTTACAAAGAGCGACCTCGCAAAGTTGCGCAAGGAGATAGTTTTGAACTCTCTCTATGTGCACGACTTCGAGAACTCTTTTGGTATTTGTGCGGAGAGCGTGTGCGCTTTCTTTGACGGTTACTTTGAAAACATCTGTGAGATTGCCGCAGAAGATAATTTCAAGTGGAGTTATGAAAAGAATTACAGAGATTTTCTTAACAAGTATGATACTATTGAAAATCTATATTCTTGGCTATATTGCTTTGAAGATTTTTCTTGGGTAAAGTACGAAAATGAAGAAGAATATAGGAAGGTAGCATAAAGACACAACATAACAAGTAGCCTTAGGGCGGTAAGCGAGTGAGATACTTGCGCCGCCTACTATTATTAACCATACAAAAAGAAAGAATGAACATGAAAAAGTTACAAGAGTATTGCTCTAATTGTTGCCAAGAGGTGACGATAGATGCTGAGTTCAAGATGCAAGTTTGCCCTAATTGTGGTAAAGTCATTCTTCCTTGCTCTATGTGCGACATGGATAGCGCAAAATGTAATGCGTGCAAACTGAGAGTGCAAGACACCCCATACGAGGTTTACCACAATTACCCACCTATCCACGTAGAAGGTCTGTACTATTTGGATGACAACGACAACAAAGTCACTCCATTTAGTATCTACTTTTCTTCGGATTTGCGCATTTGGCGAGATGATGTGAAAGAAACTCACGGCCGTGCATACACGATGTACGGAGGTGCGCACGGCACTACTCTCGCTCCTGTGTATCTGCCTGACGGCACACAATACAGAAATGAGGATTTGGCAAGCGTTTCCGCTTACTACAAAAATGGTATTATATCAGATTTTCATCACGAATAAAAGGAGGGTGTTATGAACTACCAACAGAGAAAAGAAAATGCCAGAGCAAAGGCTATTGACTGGCAGTCGAAAGCAAGCGAGGAGAGAACATCTTACTATGACCTTGCAAAGATTGGAGAGTATTTTTACAAACTTGGTAAGCGTTACGGACTTCTGAGAGAGTTCCGCACAAACGCCATACCTTGTTAGTGCCTATGCCTGAGCAGAAAAAACTGCTTGGGCAACTATTGTTTAACTAATAGAAAGGAAAAAGAATTATGAAAACATTAGACGAAATTATTAACAACGAGAATTACACAAAGTTGAATGGCGCATTAGTTGACCGTAGTATTGAACTTGCAGGAAAAATCAGAGAGGCTATGCAGTCGGCAGAGATAGAAGAAATCGGTGATTATTCTATCCGCACGGTTAGAACCCGCTCAGGGTTCAGCGATACTGCTTTATATATAGAGGCGATGGTGGATAGTAGTAACTGGGGGGCTACACCCGAATATCACAGTCTCGAAACTTCTGGGAGTGGTTACTATACTGGTGATTTCAACTGTTGGATACAGGCAGCTGCTGGTAAAGACAGACTAAAATTCCTCAACGATGCAAAGAGCATCTTAGAAGAAATAGAAAAAATCAAACAGAAGAGAATCGAAGATATAGAAAAAGTACTAAAAGATGTTGAAAAACTATAGAAAGAACAATTTGTTTAACCATACAAAAAGAAAGAAATATGAAAAGATTATGAAGTACGACAGAAGAAAAATCATGCAACTCGCATGGCAGTTTGTGAAGCGTAACGGCTACACACTCAGAGAAGCGTTACAGGTAGCGTGGTGTAACATCAAACTTCTTTCGGAATTAGAAAGACGCATCGTGCACTTCTATTTCCAGAAGGTTGACGGAAGTCCGAGAGAGGCTTTCGGCACTCTGATGAAAACACTCCTTCCTCCTACATCGGGAGATGAGCGCAAGCGTAATGACACTGTACAAGTGTATTATGACACAGAAAGACAGGAGTACAGATGTTTCAAGAAAGCCAATCTGCTAAGAATGGCTTAAATGCCTCTAATGGGTTGTCTATGGAATGACAGCCCATACCTATTGTTTAACCCTTAAAAATGAAGAATATGTTAGGAGAAAAACTAAAAGAAGAAAGCAGAAAAATCTTTGCAGAGTTCTATGAAGCCTTGGAGGAAAAACAGGATGAGTTCGAGAAATGGGCTAAAAACCTCTTTGATACAAAAGGGTGTTTTATGGCTGATTTTGAAATCACGAGAGACAAGGAAATAAAGTTCAAACGTGAGCGATGTGTCTTGTCTATCCACTATTACCGACCTTTGTGTATGATGTTCTCAGGATATGAGGTTATGGTATATCGCACAGAAGGGATGATATCTTACATGGTAGTAACCACTGTAACAGAAGGAACTTTGGTATGAAGAAACCCCAGTTGATACGCACGAAAGATGTAGAGATAAAAAGAAATTGTCGCTCCTTGACTTTGCGTGTGCCTATGCGTGACATATTGCTTAGCAAGGGAAAGATACAGGAGATTGTCAATTACTTTCGTGAACATGGATATTGCGTCAGCAAACGGGCGATAGAACACAATTACCATCAGTGGATGGTATGTGTGGATAGTGGTTACAGGGGTAGTAATTACCATCTGTTGACTACACATAACGAAACCTACAAGGAGATAATGTTTCAGGCTTCATCACTGAGCAAGTTCTGCGCTGATTGGCAAGTTACTTGTCCTTGAAATGCCTTTCGCAGGGCGTGGATTGTACCATTCCCTGCAACTATTAACCAATTTGCAAGATTAGATTAAAATTATTAACTTTGTAGCTATATGGCTATGTAAAACAGGAGGAAAAGAATTATGAAACAGTTATTTGTAAGATTTCACGTTGGGCGTGGAGGTCGTTTTTACAACCAAGGTCATCTGTCTTACGTAAACGAGTTGATAGAAAACTACCTGTCAGAGATAGATAAAAAATATAAAACGCATTGGTGCCCGACTGGGGCATTAAGAAAGTTTTGATGCGCGGAGTAGTTTTTATGAAAAAAAATGTGCAAGTATTTTGCAAATAGAAATATTTACATTATCTTTGCACTTAAAAGCTACAACAGATATAAGAATGGAACAGAAAACAGTAACATTGCGTCTGCCGCAGGATATGGCAGACTACATCACTCGTAACGGTGATGGAATGACGGACGGAGTTAAAGACATCATCGGAACCCTGCAACGCCATGAACGCTATGCAGATATGGAACTGCGCGGACGCTTCTCGGCTGACGAATGGAAGTTCCTTGCGGACTCGCTGAACGGCACGATGATGCTTGACGACTTCCGTTTCATGGCAGATGTGTTGGTGTCGCACAATGAGGAAAGTCAACTTTATGACAAGACTGCTGACAAGTGGAACATAGACCTCGCAGACCTCAACCGCAAGTGTGCTGCACTCACGGCCACGCAGACGGAGGCTCTCTACCGCCGCATTGAAAAGTTTTGGGTGCATCCTGAAGCTGACCTCGATATGTGGGCACAATACTAAAATTCGATATTAAATGCTGTGCCAGATAGCAAAAAAAATCCCAAGGGCATGGGCAAAGACTATGACGAAGAAATATAAGGTTTACTCCGAAGTTGAAACTGTCATTAACAACAGTATGACGCTCAAGGAGAAACTTGTTGTTCTTGACGCAATCAAGTTTGAAGGACGTCCTGGATGTAAAGCGGCAGAAGAGTTGTATCGCATGTGGCGTAGTCGTATTAGCAGAAAACAAAGCGTGCTGAAACAAAATCTACATTCTAATGATTCTTTTTCATATAAGAATCATTACAATCGTTATTATTACCCAATCTTTCCTTTTGTTCACAAGATGGTAAGTGATTACGAGACAATAGGCAGAGACAATGAGGTGTTGCCATTGATAGAACAGCTTGCAAGCCTCGTAAACGTATCCCCCTTTTGCACAAGTAATAATAGTGCGTCATTAAATGATGTCAGGAGTGGTCTATTTGTCCATCAGCGATTAGGTGACTATTCCGAATGCCGTCAGACCTTAAAAGAAGCTGGGAGAATAATTTCCAGATATGCGGATGAATATAAACGAACGGTTCTTCCTGCCGTAAAGGCTTACAAGGAGAAAAGTGAACAATGTGAGAAAGAACAGCAGGAATGGCACAGGCAACTTGGAATGGCTAAGTATAAAGTTGGGACGGTCTATACACAACAAAATTATCTCACATCACCGTTGACAACTACAAAGGACGATAATGTACTGTTATACCCATATTCATTTGTTCCACATGAGGAAGTGGACGAAGACTGGGAATGTTATTCTAAAGCATGGCATCGGGCGCACGGTCCAAAGCGCACGGTGACTGATAGGGAGGTTCGTGTGTATAAGTGGGGCAAGGGTTTGATACAGACGATTGAATTGTCGAAGTGGAAACCGGGCTTCATGGTAGAGGTCGTAGCTCAGGTGTTGGGTCTGCAGCAACCGAAGGTAGAGAAGTCGCTGCGCAAGTTCCAGCCATCGCCATGGGTGGATGTTAAGCGGTCAGTGAAGCGCAACGGCATCCAGTTTTATAACCTTACGATGGGGAAATACACAGTGGGTGTGGTGGCGTATGATGAAAGTTGCGATATTCATTATCACGGTGAAACGAAAGAAACTGCGTTGGACGGTCTGCGCAAGAAGAAGGAAAAACTGGATTCAGACAAACAACGCTGGGCTATGGAGGGCAGTGCCTTGCTGAATGCAAGCGAAGCCCATGACCGATGGGGATTCTGTTGGCCGGGTATGACAGAATTTGCCAATGCCATAGGCTTCGATGTTGACGGTTCATATACTGTCGCACAACTCCGCAATGCGGTCAACCACCTTTCTGACCGACGTATTCTCGGTAAGTACCGCCGTGAACTTGAAATAGCAAAAATTATTAACTATTGACAAAATGACAATACTTCAATTATCAAAACATGCGCAGTCATACTATGACAGGCTTAAAGCCCCCAGCCTGGCGCAAGGGTGGGAAAAGTACGTTGCCACCGACGGAACTACATGCCTGTTCGTTAA